AAGATTAGCAGGAGAAGTAGCTAGTAATCCAGGTCTTATTGGTCGTGAACGTTATCAACAAGAGTTTAAAAAGTTCCAAGATGAAGTTGCTAATAGTAATGCTTATGACGGTGATGTTAAAGCATACACATTAGAACAAAATAAATATAATTATCAAGACCAAGTAGATGAAACAGGTAAAGTAATAGGTGGTAATCAGTTCCAACCTAATTATCGTCCTGTTGAACAAATAGATTATAGTGCTTTATATCAGAAAGTATTATCTACTGTTGGTGTTGATTCTAGTTCTGGCGAACAACTAGTATGGGGAGATGCAGAAGGTAATCTTAAAGACGGTCAAGGTAATATTGCTGCTGGTGATGTTCCTTATCTTAAAACAGCTAGTGGTGTTCAACAACTATCAGCAGATAAGATTCGTGCTGCATTTGAATCTGCTTTAAATGAAACTCCGGGTGCTCGTGCTTCTCTTGAACAAGACTATAAAGTAAATGTTTGGAAAGCTAATAAAGGTAATAAGAATAATCTTGTTACTAAGCCTGACGGAACTATTATGTCACAGAGAGAATTTGAAGAGAACCTATTTGCTCCTAGATATGCTACTTCTGCTTATCGTAGAGTTGAAAGTAGAATTAATCCTGAATTAGGATTTAATCTATTAGCTGCTGCTCGTAAAAATTCTGCTAAACCTAAAACTGGTAAAGAACCTGATTTACTTCCTTCTTTAGCTACTATTGGTGGTAAAGAAAAAGTAGAACCTGATACTCCTGCTAAAGTACAATCTCAATTAAATACTTTTAATGGTCAGTTATCTAATATGTTTTCTTCTTATGGAATATCTAAATCTCTTCCTTTAGATGAGGCATATAGTAAACTACGTTCAGGTATTGCTAATAATGTTACTTTATCCGATGCTGCTAAGAAACAATTATTAGATGAAGCTAATACTTATTATAGAGGAATAGCTAATGCTAATAATCGTTTAGATGCAATGAAAGGACATCTTACACAAGAAGAACAATATGCTTCGGAGTTCTTAGGTAAGAGATTAAGTAACGGAGATATGGCAGATACTAATAATCCTATGCAACTAGAATATGCTAATAGAATGAATAAGTTATTTACTGATTCTAAAGGCAATAGTTTCGATACAGTTCTAGTTAATCCTATTAACGATAGTAGTAAAGCCGTTATTATATCTAAACTTAGAACAGATATGGGACTGACTAGTAAAGATGTGTCATTTAGTAAAATAGGAGATAAAGAATATATTCGTATTAGTAAAGACGCTTATACTCGTTTAGCTCCTGAAATAGCAGATGTTCTTAAACTTAGTCCCGTAGGATTTACTACTGGTAATAATGCTCCTGAAAAATTTACTAGAAACGATGAAGTTTTCTATGGAAATAAAGTATATGGCAGTTTAACTACTATGGGTATTGCAGGATTTAGAGCAATAGGAAGAGGTGAAATAACTACTGCTAAGAGTACTAAAGATTCTCCTGCTTACGTATATGAAAAAGCTGCACAAATATCTAATGCTGCAACTGAACGTATATCTGAATCATTACCATCTACTTATGTTGATGTTAATGTATTTGATTTACCTCCTCATATAGTTGCTACCGGTCAAGGATTTGAAGACGACCAATTAAAGAACTACAATGAAAGAGTAATGAATATGATTAGTATTGCTAATCCTGGGAGTATTGTTATTAAAAAACGTAATGCCGAAGGAGTTCTTGAACCTGTTGAAGATAGTAGAGAACGTGATGCTATTATGCAAACTATTCAAGCACAAGTTAAGAAGAAAAACATTAATAATGGCTGGTGCTCATCCTCTTCTACGGGGGAATACGGAGTATTCTTAAATATTCCTTATACTCCTAAGACTGGAAAGAATAGTGCTAAGAATCCTGATTCTGAAATGGAAGAAAGAATACAAAATGCAGTAGCCGGAGACTATATGATTACAGGTGCTATCCTTAATGATGAAATAGAAAGATTCAAATCTCTACCTGCTGTTAAAGCAATGGACACTCTTAATTCTATTAAATATAATAATGCACTTAAAAGAAATTATCGTTTATCTGATGCTGAATTTGGAGACGGAACATATTCTGCTGTTACCGATGGTGGTAGTTTTTATCAGATATTAGACGCTAATGATGAACCAGTAATTAAGATTACAGAAGGTGAGTTATTTCAACGTATGTTTCAGAATAATCAAGCTAATGCTATTCTTGCTCCTGTTAAAGAGGATATAAATCTTATTAGTGCAAGGAATGGTTCTATTGCAAATTCCCCCATAGAGGAGCAGCAAGTTATTGCTCGTCCTCTCATGCAGAAGGCTATGATTATGGCAGGTGCTACTGGTAATCTTAAAGAACTAGATATTGATACTAAGAGACAAGTATTCCAGTTCTTTAATAGAATGTATTCAGGACTTACTGGTGAATCCCCTAGTCAAGTGATACTTAATCAAATGAACGATTTAATGAACTAAGTTATGCCAAATATATTTGATGATATATCAGTAGAAAAAGCTCCACTAGACAGTGGGGCTAATTCTGTTAATATGGCTAAAGAAGCTCCTACTGTTACTAAATACAAACCTGATGTAACTGCACAAGGCGACTTCATGTTTCGTAATCTTAGTGGTAAAGAAGTCTTTACTGGTACAGAGGAAGATTATCATTCATTAGCTAAGTATGGTGCTGAACCTAATAGATATCAAAGTAGAGAAGAATTAGAAACTCTACGTGCTAAGAATCAATCAGCTTGGAAACAGGCAGGTAATGCTTTAGGACAAACTATTGGTACTGTTATTGGCGATACTGTCGGAGGTATGGGTATGCTAATAGATTTAGCTACTGCCGGATTATGGGATGATAAACCTTTTAGTAATCCTATTACAAGAGCTGGCGATACTATATCTGATTATGTTCGTGACGATTTATTTCCTATATATCGTGAGAACCCTGATAAAGCATTTGATATGAATGACTTTTCAGGTTGGTTCTTTAGTCAAGTTCCTAGTATTGCTAGTTCTCTATCTTTAATGATTCCTGGCACTCTTTTAACTAAAGGAGTTGGAGCTGTTGGTAAAGGCGTTGCATCATTAGGACGTAGTAGTTCTAAAGTAAGTCGTGCAATGAATTGGGCAAAGAAGGCTACTAAATTAGATAATGTATATCGTGCTAATAGATTAAAAATATTAGCTAATGACGGTATTACAGCTATTGGTATGCGTTTAGGTGAGAATTATCAAGAAGCTCGTGGTGTTGCAGAACAGATAGAAGGTGAAGCATTGTCTCTATTTACTGGAATGTCTGACGAAGAGTTTCAGAATTGGTTAGATAATAATCCTGATATTGCTAATGAAGCTAAAGAAAGAACTAAAGAAGAAGCCGCTCTTATAATTGCAGATAAAGCAGCTATGCGAAACTTTGGATATAATGCAGGTAATGTATTCTTTGATTATATGCAATTACGTGCAGTTAATAAAGCATTAGGTCAAGTTAATCGTGCTATTACTCCTCGTATTCGTTATTCACAAAATCAAGCTCTCGATAGAATAGCTTCTACTGGTGTTGAATCTGCTAGCCAAACTTTAGGTCAAGCGGCAAAAGGTACTATTAAAGATTTTGCAGGTAAAATAAATCGCTTTGTTAATTCTAGTGAGAATCTACTATTATCTGAATTAACCGAAGGTATTGAAGAAGCTATTAACTTTGTAGGTCAAGAAGAAGGTACTTTATATGGTCGTTACCTATTAGGTCAAACTGAACAATATAATGGTGCTGTATCTATGGATAGAATAGAGAAGTACTTACAGAATCCTCAACTATACAATGCTGCATTATGGGGAGTTATTGGAGGTGTTACTTTTGGTGGTGCTATGTCAGCTATTAATAATCGTAAAGGTGGTAATGTAGAAGAGAAACAACGTATTGCTGAAATCAATGGTCGTGAGCAAGTATTCAATGAATATGCTCGTCAGATGAAGATTATCGAAAATGGTGAAAATCCATTTCAGATAGAACGTGATGCTAAAGGTAATCCTATTACTTATCTTGATGATGGAACTATTAGTCAAGACCCAACAGTAGGTACTACTCGTTATAGTAAAGTTAGTCCCGAAGAACAAGAAGATTTACGTGCTGCTGCTAAAGAGAAGTTCACAACTACTCTTACTTTAAATGCTATTCGTTCCGGTAACTATGAGTTACTCGAAGATTATATTGAAGACCCTAGACTAAAGAAAAAGCTAGTAGATGCAGGTCTTGCTGATGAAGCAGAATATGATAGAGATACTCAATCTATAAAGAAAACTATGCGTACTGTTCTTAATAGATATGTTAACTATTCTAGTGCATTGCGTAGTGCTAATATAGATGATGCTCTATTAGATGTAGCTATATCAGAAAATATAATTAATGCACAAGAAGCTGACTTACTAAATAAACGAGTAGAAAGACTTAATACTATTCAATCTCAATTAGAGAATACTATTCCTGCTATTAATGAGATTCTTGACCCAATGGCTAAGAATCGTATGCAGTTAGGTATATTAGAGCAGTATCGTCGCGAAGTAATGTCTACTTATAATAGTCTAAAGAATAGTAATAATCCTTTGGATAAAGCACAAGCTAGTCAATACTTAGATATATCTAGGATAATAGAATCTAAAGTTAATGACTTACGTAGAGGTTTAAGTCCTATGGAAAGTTTATTCTTAGATAATGTTCGTAGTGTAGAAAATATAGCTCTTGGAATAGAAGGTAGTCAAGAACAAAACGCACTTATTAAGAAACAGATAGATGAATTAGATGAAAATGATGTAGCTCTGTTTAAACAAGCAGGTAAAGACTTTAGTCTAGGAAGTTTATCTAAACAAGTTCGTGCTATTAATTCAGAGTATATGGATAATATGGGACAGATACTTCTTGATGAAATTCGTAGAGATAACTATCGTTCTAATATTATTACTACTAATGAGCAGGCTAAAGAGTTTGAAGATACTCGTAAGAAAGAGTTTGAAGAAGCTGCTAGGAAGTTAGTTAAGTCTGCAAAAAAGAATCTTAATGATTTCGTTAATGTAGCTACCGAAGAAGAACTTGTTAAGTTAGATAAAGCACTAGATAATGCGTTTACAGAAGAAGAATCTCAAGATACTAGTAATAAGAGTTTATCTAATGCTGTTAGTATTCTATCTAATTCAGAGAATGGTAAGAAAGATATAGCATCTTTAAGAGAAGCTATTACTAAGAGAAGAAATAGTCTTGCTGCACAAAGTCAGGCACAGCAACAGAATGGGAATAATCAGCAACAAGACTCCTCTATGGGGGAAGCGAGGAGCGAAGCGACGAGGCAAGAAGAACCAGAGGTTAAGCCTATTCCAAAACCTAAACCAAAGACTGCTAAAGAGAAGAAGTTAAAAGAGACATTAGATAAAGTAGTATCTAAAGCTAGTTCAGGTGTTATAAATAAAGCTAATATTAATAACTTAGAATTTACAATAGTAAAGCCTTTTGCTAGTTTAGGAGATGTTAGTAGAAAACCAGTTAAAGTAAGTGCAATAGACGTACGTGTTAGTAAATTTGGCAATGTTAGTATTGATGGAATGGATGCTAAAGGTAATATTATTGCTGATGTTACTATCGATGAACTAAATGCCGCTATTGCTATCGGAGATGTTACTTACGTAGATACTAGTAAATCTGATGAATCTGCTCCTGCTGATACTAACGTTCTTGAATCATCTATATCTGATAATGACTTAGAAGGTCAACGTCAACGTATAGAAGAGATAAATTTAATTATAGATTTATATAATCAAATACAAGGTAATCAGATAGAAGGTAAGACATTTACTAGTCTTAATGATATGATGGTTTATCTACAACAGTTAAATCCTAGAGCTGTTAGTTTGTATAATGATATTAAGATTCTAGCTAATCGTCAAATAGTAGATGGTAAGATAGTTAATGTTGATGAAGAGATTAAAACTCCTTCTGATATTATACAAGAAGCAAGTAAGACTTTAGATAAAGCTGTTGCAGAGAATAAACAGAATACTAAAGATAATGGTTACTTCTTTAATTTAGTTAATTTAAATGATAGTAAGGTTTACTCTCGTATCGGTCAGTTAAAGACTAATGATACAGTAAATGTAGAACTAGATGAAAACGGTAATCTTATTGTTAAGTCTCGTGGAATTAAAATAGGTGAGTTTCCTAAGATTGGTTATAATAATGGTAATGTTGAAGTTATGAATCAAGGTTGGAGATATACTGTTAGAAATGATAGTATAGATTTCATAACTCAACTTCAATCTATTATTGCTAGTGAAGAACCTAGTGCTAAAGAATTTGTACAACTGCTTAATAATATACGTCGACTATATCGTGTTCGTAATAATCCTGAAGTTGAAGGAACATTCGGACATCAGCTTAATGCTTTACAAGAGAACGAACATTGGAAGAATCTAACTAGTCTATTCGGTGATACACAGACTAATCTATTAGATAGAATTAAACATCTTAATAATATCATATTCTTTAATAATGCTCTTAATGTTAATCAGTCTAACTTTAGTGCTATTGTTAATGAATCGTTGACTAATTGGATGAATAAACTCAAGAAGTCTTATACTGACATTAATAACTTAAAGTCCTCTATTAGTAATACTAAGTCTAAGAAGAAACGTCTAGTTGTTGGTCGTACAAGTTCAGGTAGTGTTATTTATGCTAGAGATAAACAAGGTAATCCTATATATCGTAAGTTTGGAGACGTAGCTACTAGTGAAGCTACTGACGGTTATCGTCTAGTAGTAGGAGTTGACGGAGGAGTTGCCGATATTAAATCTAATAGTATTATCGCTGCTAGTCGTATTCCTAGAGGAGTAGTTGGTATGACTATTAAAGATTCGGAAGGTAGACTTATTGCAGTTACTAGTCGTGAGAATACTATGAGTAATAGTGAAACAGAAGCTACTGAATATACTAAGAGGTTTAATGAAGGATTAGATAAATTATTCCATTCATTAGTAGATGCTACTCTACAAGGTAATACTGACTTACATCAACAACTACTAGATGAAATATCTAAGTATGTAGGTAAGCAAAAAGCTCTTTATGGTTATGAAGTTGTAGGTCGTGCATTTCGTCCTCTTAATAAGATTGGAGCTACTATTTACTTTAATGTTGCTGATAGAAATGTAGCATTTGCTATACCGGGTGAAACTAAACCTAGAAGACTTATGGCTCGTATGCCTAATGGTTTTGTTCCTACTAACAATCATGGTAACTTTAGTACTATGATGGAAGGAGTATATGCTACACTTACTCGTAATATTATTAATTCAGCTATTCGTGGTGAATCTAATTTATTTAGAATGGTAGATGGTAAACTACAAGCTAAGATACCTAATATACTTCAAGATGAATGGATGGATACTGGTTATAGTAGTTATGAAGAGTTTGTAGCTAAGGACGGAGTATTAGTTACTGACTTAGGAAATGTAACTGATAGTAAGGGTAATATTATTAGTAATTTTAATTATACTGGCGATGTCTATAATAGAACTATTACTCTTATGAATCCTAGTCGTAGTGCTGGTCGTACTAACGCGGCTGACGCCGCTGTTTCCCCCATAAAGGAGCAGCAAACTGTGTCTCCCGTAGTTGTACCTGACCCACTTGCTAGTCAAGATAGTGCTCCTCAAGTAGGTACTCTTATGGAAGTTGCACAAGCTAATACTACTAATCCTAATCTATTATCTGTTATTTCGGCATTAGAATCTGCTGGCATTACTCTTAATCCTGATATTGAAATAGTAGGTGAAAAAGGTAGATTTGCAGGAATAGTTGCCGGTGGTAATACTATTACTCTTACTAATAAATTCGATACTCTTGAACCTGAACGTAAAGTACTTACTCTTATACATGAAGGTGTTCATTATCTACTTAATGATGAACGTGCTAATATAGAGCAATCATTTGGTGACCTATATGATAAGTTTAGTAGTTTTATTAATCAGGATTCTGCTTTAGTAGAAGAATACGGAAGATTCTTAAATAGTGATAAACCTAGAAGCGTAGCTATTGAGGAGTTTGTAGTTGAAGCTATTACTAATCGTACATTTGCTAGATTACTTGCTAGAATTAAATATGATTCTAAAACTAGTACTGAATCTAATAATCTATTTACTAAGATTATTGATGCTTTAGTAGAGATTATAGGTAAAGTTGGTAATATAGATAATACGTTACTTGGTGAAGTTCGCAATCGGTTATCTACTATTGGATTAGAAACATCTGATACAGCTAGTACTACAAGTACTGTTCATGATGATGTATTCGACAGGGCAGAAGAAGATACAGGCGTTCCTACTGATGATGCTTTTGATATTCCTGATATAGACCTAGATTTAGATAGTGCTATAAGTGATAACTATCGACAAGTCGATAACTTCGATAGCTTAGTGGAAGGTTTAAGTAGTCGTCAAAAGGCTATTGTGAGCCATTTGTTTGACACTGGTGAGCTTAGTTTTGTATGTAGCTAACTAAGATAAGCCTAGAGACGAAAGTCCCGTAGAAAGCCTAAGAATGAGCCATTCTAAAGCCGCCTACGGGACTTTTATATTTTCCTTATCTTACTATCACGACAGCATATAAAATGCGAAATTCGGCAGGATTTTGCGGTCTACGGGCGTCCGTCAGTCTTCGGAACGTGTGGTTTCAGACTATTCGATAAATATATTTGATAGTGTTGATAATAATGCTATCTTTGATACTGTTAGTAATTACTTAATTAATAATATAAAGTATATGAGTTGTACTCCTAGTAATCCTAAATTAGATAAGCTATTAGAGCTTACTAATAATGATGTTAGAAAGTCTACCGAATATCTTGCTACTATCGAAGATACTAGTTTTCGTGAGTGGTATCAAGAAAAGACTGGTAGAGATTTCAATGAAGAGAGTATTGATGCAAACACTGTTAATGCTATTATAGCATATAATAACAGAGAGACAATTAATACTCAAGATTATGTTCAGAACGTTCGTACTTCACGAACTGGTATATTTGGTAATGATATAGCAAAGGAAGACCATGCTATTAATATCCTTAGTACTATTTATCTAAAGAGTCAAGGAAGTATTCGTAAAGCTCTTGCTAATAGAAAACGTAAAGGTGAGAAAGAAGTCCTAAAGGATAAAGCTGGTAATGAGTTAAGTCCTCAAGCTGCTGTAAAGTTAACTATGATTACTTATCTTAATCGACATCTTAAAGAGAATGATAAGAAACTTACGCAAGAACAAAAAACTTATATCGGTACTATTATTCGTAATCTTTACGATGGTGGTAATTATAACCGTAATGAGTTATTTGATATTGTTATTAATTCACCCGAAGTTATTAGTCTTAGCAAAGAGTTTGGTATAGATACTAATGAGGATTATGAAACTAATGACGATGCTAAAGAAGGAAGTGAACAAGATAGTCGTCAAGAAGACCCTGAAACTATTGCTTCTTTACGTGCTGATTGGTCTGAACTAGCCGACCAACGTAAAGACATTGATAAGAATGTTAGTAAAGAAGTGAAAGAATGGTTTGCTCGTTTACCTAAAACTAATAGTAATTCTTTTATTAATGAAAAACCTGATACAGCTAGCGATACTTATTCAGGTATAGCTGAAAGTGCTGGGTTCTCTAGTTCTTTTAAAGCATTGAATAACTATGGTAACTTCTCTAGCGTTGAAGCTATGGTAGAGAGTTTTCATACTATTGCTGAAAGATTTGAAGAAGTATCTCATTTAGAATATGCCGCTCGTCTATTAGAAGATGAAGCTAATGTTCAGATAAGAAATAAGATATTTACTCAACTAAAACAATCTATTTGGGAACGTAATGAAGTAATTCAAAGTGCAGACGGTTCTAATGTAGTGACTAAGAATCGTAATACTTTCCCTAAACTTAATCTGCAAAATAAGATACTTAATAGTTTTGATTCTCTTGTTCATAATCCTTCTATTATGAATGGAGATGTTGCAGTATTAGAAGAACTTAAAAATAGATTATCCACATTAAACAATTCAAATACAAATGAAATACAAGAAATCTCGGAAGAGCTTGCGGCAATCTTTAATAAATATAACTTCGGCATCAATAGGCAGGGTGTTGTTAACTACATTCGTAGCTTCGGTAATAGTCAACTTTCTAATATTACTAGTCTTATCAACGATTTGCTAGAATTTAATAAAGTTGTAGCTAATGCATCTAATATATTAAAGATAGATAATGAAGCACAACGTATATATTATGCAGGCGAATATAGCAAAGCTAAGAATGATGAAGAATATACAGTAGTTCCGTTTGATAAGTCTCAACTACAATATAAAGGCGGTTATGCTAATAATATAGCTAATCGTATATCTGATAAATTTAAAGACTATCAAATAGTAGATTCTGAATTTAATAGTATTAATGCAGAGAATAATCTAGTTAGTGATATTCTAAAGAATAATTATATTAGTAAGTTCTTTGAAAGAATTAACGATAATCGTTATAATGATAATCCTACTGCTAATGCTGAACTTCGTGATTATCTAGTTAAGTTTACTAATATTCCTCAATATCAGTACAGTAATATACTTATTGAGAAAACTTTATCTAACGGTAAAGTAATTCCAGGTCTACTTCGTCTTACTGATACTGGTTACGAACTTACTGAATATTATCGTGAGTTTGGTGCACAATTATATAACGGTGTTAGTAATGAAGTTACAGGTAAAGCTAAGTCTTATAAAGATATTAATGCTCTTGAATGGGATATTATTACTCTGAATGAATACGCTAACAACGGAGATAACTATGAGATGGCTAAAGGAGTTAAGAAATCTAAGTTCTTTACCCAAACGCCTTCTGATGCTCCAAAGACTTTCGTATTCAATAGTTATAAACTAGATTATACTGGACTATTTAATACCGGTAATTACAGAGCGAATTATGAAGGAAAGATGTCTTATTATTATGGAAATAATAAGAGACAAGATGTAAAATCAAATAGTACATTAGAAGCTATAAAAAGAGGTGAAAGAACATCTACTACAAGATATGAATCTGATGGTAATATTGATTATTGGAAAAAAATTAAAGTAGGAGATATAGTAAAATTTGAAAATAATAACGGAGAAACTGTTTTAGTAAGAATTACTTCTCCATTAAAGAAATTAGATAATAATATAGATGTAGACATTTGGTCAAAAAAAGAAGGTTGGAATAAAGAATATTTTGAAAGAGAAGTTAGACCTAGATTGAATGAAGCATGGCAATTTGAATATGAACTTATAAATAATACTTATTCTATTAATCATGGACATCCAATATATGTAGCTTATGCTAACATCTATGCTAAAGAATTAGCAGAAATGGCACAAGCTATCAACTTCTTATTCGAGACTACTGTTGAGAATGGAGTAGTAACTATTGTATCAGATGAGAATGGTAAACCTAAGATAAAAGAAGAGTTTAAAGATTTACGTAAATCAGAAGCTAGACTTAATTATCATTATCGTAAAAGTATTCTTGATAGAAATGGCAATCCTACTGGTAATGTATTTAAGTTTAGAAGTTTACTTATTGATAAAGTCAATAAGATTGACAACTATAAATATAGTAGTAGTGAAATAGCCAAAAGAGTAGATATGAACTGGCTATTCGAGGGAGGCAACGTATTCTCACTCCTTTACGGGGGAAAGAATAGTGAAATATCGCTAATACAAGACGAGAATGGAGAATATAATATTAGGCTTACTGGTGGACTTCGTAATTCAGTTTATAATTATATAGATAATTATATTAATTATAGAATACAAGAAGCTGTTGCTAAATACAGTTCTAATAAAGAGTTTGTAGACAAGTATAAGAACGCTAGTCAAGAATCATTTAATGCTTTTATTGCAGAAATGGTTCTTAACTATGAGATTCAATATAATAATCTAAATGATATGTTCTTCGGAGATGAAGCATATTATAAAGATTCTCGTGATACTATTAAACGTAACAAAGAATATCAAGCCGGAGGATTAGCTTATGCAGGATATGATTTATATAATGTACAAAAGCATTTGGGAGATATAACAGTAGCTCCTAATAAGACTATTAGTATAGATAGTAGTTTCAAATATATTACTCTTGAAGATGTTCAAAGTAGCGGTAAAGTTCTCGATGATTTAAAGAAGCAATTAGATATAGCTAATGTATCTAAAGAAACTAGAGCTTTTATACTTAAACAGTTCTCTAAAGATAAGTCAGAAGTAACAGATGCTCAATCGTTTATTACTCTTGATGAATTTGTTCGTAGAACGTATCTACGTGGAGAGTATGATAGTTATAAAGATTTAATCGAAGCTCTTTATGATGAAACTAAACCTATCGACAATGTTAAGTTAGGAGAATTATCTAAGAAGATACAAGTTCAGAAGAACTTCTATTATGATTTAGAAATAGATAATGATGCTAAGTTAGCTAATCCTATTCAGATTAAAAACGCAGAATTTATACTCATACCTAGATTCTTAGGCAATAGTGAACTTGCTGCTTTGGCTAAATATATGACTGATAATAATATAGGTCAGGTTAACTTTACTACTACTGAAAAAGCTACTACTAATAGAGTACTAGAGTTTTGGGATTCTCATGGGAAATTCCCCTCTAAAGAGAAGTTGAAACAGTTTAACTTGGATATTCAAACTAAGTATAAAACTGGTTGGTATTCTAATCTTTATACCCAGCAAGATATTCCTCAACACATGGATGGTGAGAATAAGGCAGGATTGCAGATTGTTAAGAAACTAATAGATAATATTGGTAATACTCCCGAAGGTCAATCTCTTATTAAAGATTTCTTTGATAACTTTACTGCTAATATTCAAGATAGTTTTAAAGATGCTGCTGCTCGTATTGGTGTAGAGATTGATGCTAAAGGTAATGTAGTATATGAAGGTAATCAAGCTAAGATAGATAATAATCAGTTTATATCTCTTATTAAGGATGAATTAACTCGCAGAGGATTAGACAGTAATTATCGTAAATATGCTGAAATAAATCCTGAAACTGGATTGCCTTATATGCCTGCTTGGACTAATCTAGTTCGTAGCAAGATAGAAAATATTGTAAATAGTATATTTACTAATCGTGTTACTCGACAAGTACTTCCAGGATTTCATGCTAGTCAAGTTTCAGATATTGGTATGACCGAACTATCAGGTCGTAGTGATTTAAGAGATTTGATGCAATCTAGAGTAGAAGAGAAACACGGTTATTCTCTTGGTCGTAAACTAACGTATCATAAAGACGGTAATCAGATAGTAGAGATATTGTTACCTAAATGGATGGTAAAGGCTTATAATACTTATGATGCAGAAGGTAATCTAATTAAAGAAGTTACTCTTGAAGATTTACAGTCTGCTGGACTCGATACTATGATTGGTTATCGTATTCCAACAGAAGGTAAACAATCAGTAGCAGTAATGAAAGTTGTAGGTTTATTAGATGAATCTCAAGGTTCTACTATTGTTGTTCCTGATGAATGGGTATTACAGACTGGTGCTGACTTTGATATTGATAGTATCTATGGTATTTATCATACTGCTACATTTGATAAGAATGGTAAACCACAGAAAGTTGAATATATAGAAGGAGAAGATGATGCAGCAGTAAATAGAAGATATAATAATTATCTATTTAATAATCTAAGCAGAGAGAATATTCAAGATGCTAGAGATATTGCAATAGATTTAAGTCAAGAAGGACTTAGTTATGCAGAAGCCTATGAATCAGCTATTACTAAATATGCTGAACAAGGCGGACTTTATTCTAAAGAAGAATTTAGTAAACTAACAGTAGCTCAACAGAATACTCGTGATGCTCGTAACAATAAGATAGTAGATACATTTATTAAGATAATGAATCTACCAGTATCTATTGGTGAAAACTTATCTTCTAGTAACTTTGAAGATATTAAAGCTGCAAAAGCTAATATCTTTGAAGGTTTATCAGAGACTTATCGTAATATTAATTCAGTAATTGCTCAAAATTGGTATCGTGATGCTAATATGTCCGGTGCGCGTCTTAAAGCTATTTCTGTTAATCGTGACAACTTCGCCTCTATTAGTAACAAAGCTAAAACTATTATTGACGGTGCACACGGTGGTTTTAGGTTTACTTATACATATAGCACAGAGAAAGAAGCAAAAGACGCACAAAGTAAACTAAGAAAACGTTTTAGAGATGTAACTAGAAAAGGTAAAGAAGTAACAGTAGACCATAATCAATTAGGTTGGAGTTACGATAATCTTAATATAGATAATCGTTTGATTACTCCTTATTCTTCTGAAACTACTGCTCTTATTCTTGACGGTGTAAAAGAAGGTGGTGTTCCTAATGTAGACTTGTATACTTTTGACGTATATAAATCTATTGTAGATTGTGGTGCTAATTATGAAACATCTATTCTATTTATTAATCAACCAGTAATAACTGAACTTATTGCTAGACAAAATGCTAACGATAATGTATTTGGAGAAACTGGATTTAATCCTCTTATTGGATTAAGACGAGATATGTATATAAGATTAGCTAAAGCTGTTGGTATTCCTGCTAATAGTATTACTAAAAAGACTCGCCTTAAAGATGTTAAGAAGATGCTTGAAAGTAAAGGAATAGAGATTAATGAAGACGAACTTCTTGAAGAAGGAATAAAAGTAACTGAACTAAGAGAACATCTTAAAGATGATGTAGAGAATACTAATTCTGTTAATACAGATAATCTTATATATCAGATTAAAGCGTTAAGAGCATTTGAATATTTTAAAGAGATAGGCGACCAAATCAATTCTAATATGATGGTTATCACTAGTGATAAGTTTGGTGCTGGTAAATCTGCTAATGAAATAGATAATGTTATTAATCGTATTAATGATATTAAGGAAAATAATGTCGGTCGTATAAAGAAAGGTCAACCTGTTCTTAAAGCAGTTACAGAAGAAGGTAACAAGTATCTAATAGATGCTGTTTATCCTAAGACTAATTTCAATACTATTAATGATATTAATCAGGATGAACTAGAATCTGCATATCCTTCTTTATATTATCAGTTAAAGTATAGTTGTATAGCTACTGAAAAGATTATTCGTGATAGTGAGATATTCAAAACTCAAACACCACAGTTCCGTGAACTAGTAAATAAGTTTGGTGTTCGTAATCTTCAAACTATTCAGCAGTTAGAGAGTTTCATTATTAATATGAGCCAAGCACAGTCTAATTTTGTTAATACTAATAGATTCATAACTAGAAGTGATAACGAGTTTATACCTAGCTATAATCTAAATCTTATTAGTAGTCAACAAGATACTCGTGCTAGATTATATGGATATACTGGTATAGTAGGTAGTTTCGATATGTCTGATATGTCTGAAAAGAATGTAGAAGCATTTATGAAACTATCTCCTGCTAATAAAGTAGCATTGATTCAAAGATATACTTCTGACAATAATCTATTTAAGAACCTAAACGTCGAATATAAAGGTCTTCGTAATAGTTATGATAAAATAACTATTACCGATAGTACTATATCTACTGAATCTCAATATCAAATGTTCCGTAATGCTTGGCATAACAATAATCCGTTTATTAAACTTGCTACTATGGACTTAATAAGGTATTCTATGATAGTAGAAGGTTATAAGTTTAAAGGTGGTACGGTTAGTAAAATTATTCCTGTTGAATTATTATATGGACAAGATACTGGTATTGATTCTGATAATGGAGTTTCTTCAGCTACTAATATTATTAACGATTCAGATAGGGCTATTAATAGCATGATTCAATATGGTAGTGAGATAGGAACTTATGAAAGAGCTAGCAATGATACAGCTACTATTGAGAAGTTACGTGACTTATTCTTTAGAACTAATCCTAATAATCCTGATGTATTAGTATTTGAGAATAAGAAATATAAAGAATCTAATAAGATAATATTTAATAGATTAGGTGTTGGTAAACTTAGCTTTAAAGAAGCGCAAGAACGTGGAATGATTACTGGTAGTGAGAATAATCGTAGATACCGTCATTATGCTAAAACTAATGATAATAACAAAACTCTACGGTTATATAAACTAGTATATTATAATGATACTGTTTATATGCTACCTACTAATCCATTAGAACAAAACGAAATTGGAGAAGTAAGCGTTAATCCTGATAATAATAGAATGTTTCTTCCATTAGATATACTAGAAGATGTTTCTATTAATCAGTATGATGCTGCATTTATTAGTTCTGTAAATATAGGTATTACTTCTGATACTCGTAAGTTTATGGTTCTTCCTACTGTATTTGAAAGAAGAGCTGATACATTAATCGAAGAAGTATTTCCTAATAGTACTGTCTTGACTTCCCCCATAAAGGAGCAACAAATTGATACTTCTCGCAAGTATATCGTGGCAATTACTGATAACAACGCTCTATTGGAAACTATTGAATCTCTTGACGCTGCTGGTGTTCATGATTATGTCGTTGCTGCTCCTAATATGAATTATAATAATATTCGTAGGATTATTAATGAACGTAATAATGCAGATATTGCAGCTAAGAGATTACAAGCAGCTATGACTAAGTTAGATACTAATGAAGTTCAACTTAGAAAGAAGAAATCAGATAATTCTGAATCTCCTTATTATGCTCAACTTAAAGCTAGTATTAATCAAACTATTAATGATGTTAATATTAATGGTATTGGATTTGTTCCTGTTTTACAAACAGTAATAGATAATACTGGTTTTAGACCTAATGGATATTTCAGATATGAAAAAGAAGGTAATGTTTATATCGTTACTAACTTAGGACGTATAACTACTAAGTCAGTTAATCTTACTCCTGATTATTCATATAGTAAAAAGACTGTTATCAATAGTGTATCTCAATTAGAATTTCCTAGACGTAATGCTTTAACTCAAGTAGTTAAAGAAAATGCTAGATTAGATAAGTTCGCTAATAATAATATTATTCGAGTTCAGACAGAAGAAAACTTTATTAACGAAGATGTACTTGAATCAGCATTAGTAGATAATGATAGAGAAATTAACGAATATATTTCTCGTGTAATTGAAAGTGTTGAAAGAAGTAATGCTAATGTTGAAGAAGCAGCTCTTAATGATGCTTTTCGTTCATTTGCTGCTATTGATTTACGTTCTAATACAGCTACTAAGTTAAATGATAACTTACGTGAACAAGCACTGAAAATTATTAATGGTTATACTAATAGACGTATTGATGATTTCTTATTTGATATTCATAACTTTTATACTACTTATGTTACTAATTCTGATGGTACTTATCAGTTAGACGAAAACGGTAATAAGATAGTAAAAGAGAAATGGAGTATAACTAATAAGAAGTTATTCGACCGTATGTTAGAAGATGAAACATTACGTACTCGCTATGAAATGTTCCTAGATGACATTAATAGATTCGTAGAAGAGTATTCTATTATTGAAACTATTCAACCTTACGATATTGATGAAGCTCATAGTGTAAGCGAAACAGAAGAAGAAATAGAAGGTTTACGTAGAACTAATGATATGCTTAAACAAATCAAAGATAAGTTCAAACGTATTAAAGACTTAGATAATGTAGTTAAACGTAGTACTAAGATGTACTTTGATAGTTATATTACTAGTCTTTCTAGTGACCCTCGTGTTCAATCTAATATGCTTAGTATTACAGAAGCATTTGAAGATGAGAACTTCTTCCAGTTTTGGCTAGCCGATAGTCAAGAGACACATATTCCAATAGTTCAGATAGTTCTAAAACAAATGATGAATCAGTTAAGAGCTAGTGAGATTAGTGCTCGTGATAAGAAGATAGCCTTTACTACCGCTATTTCAACGATTATCGAGGACGCAAAAAATAACGGTATAAACGTGTCTCTGAACGATATTTTAGACGAAAATGGCAATCTTTTGCTGCCGTATAATGAATCGTTCACCGACAAATTAAGGTCGCTAAAAGAGGCTGTAAAGCTGGCTCAAATCGACGACTCGAACGGTCGGGACGGTCTTATATATAAGAAAGCTAAAGACGAATTAGAGAAGTTCTTAATAGATAATGTAGAACGTGAGTACAATAAAGAGTTCTATCAAGACTACTATGATATGAACCAAATACTTAATAAATATCCTCAAACTTATGTTAAGTTAATGAAGATATTACATGAGGAAGGGGATATATTAAGTACAATGATTGATAATGATTATAGTACTCTTACTGTTCAGAACGCAAGAAGACTTGAAGAACTTAGAGATGAGTTAGCAGAAATGCGAGCTACTATTGATATGGACGGTAATTATAAAGAGAATTATCAAGAAGCTAATGCTGTTAATAATTACTTATCACGTAGACGTCAGTTAAATAATAAGTATAAAGAAAGTAAACCTAAAGATGCTTTTACTATTCGTTATAAACAAGCTATTGAAGGTTTACAATATCCTGAAACTTCTGAAACTTATAGAGAATCAGTAGAATGGTTAAAAGCTAATACTGATTATAAGTTAAAAGGAGAGTTCTTAGATGAACTAAAGAAAGCTTATATGGATACTCGTCTAGGTAATCCTTTCGATAGTTTCGTTCGTACTATGGCTTATGGTAAGTATGATTCAGAAGGTGTTATTGACGGTACTAAGTTTACTGATGTCCAAATAGCTAATTTAAAGAAACATCAGGAGCAAATGTTTGCTGCTGCCGTTGGTCGTGTTAAGCCAAATGAACAGAAAGCTCAAGAATGGTTAGATAACCATGTTAGTTATATCAATACTGTTTACTATGAAGCTATGTATGTAGCTATGAATAAGATGGGTAAAGAAGTATTTGATAAATGGTATATTGATAATCATGTTGTTAATCCTATTACTAAAGAATACGAACCATTAGCTATTTGGAAACAAATGGTAGTTAAGGACGAAGCTAATAATATGGAATATAGTCCTAAATATAAATGGTTAGAAACTAAAGTTAAAGACAAGTACAAGAATCCTAACTATGATGAAGTTAAGTTACAACCTTCTACTAATAAATATCGTAATGATAAGTATTATGGAATGAATAATTATCAGCAACAGTTATATAACGAAGTAGATTCTCTTCTTAATGAACTTGTTAAAGATAAACGTAGTCGTGCTTATATTAATCGTGGTTATTTACCTAATCAAGCTATTGAACAACCTAGTCAAGGTTTTGCTGACTATTGGCAAGACTTTAAACGTAGTCATGGTTGGTATGATACTCCTAATAAGTCTGATATAGAACTTAATCTATATAAGAGATTTAGTAATGCTCCTATGCTTCATAGTTTATCGGAAGTTAAATTGCTTCCTATTCGCGAACAACAAGAAGGAGAAACTAAAGAAGAATATCTAACTTATGTTCGTGAAACTCAAGCTAAGAATAATGAGTTACGTAAACAAAGAGCACAGGAGAATGCAGAACGTAATAATCCAAATATTCTTGAAAGACTTAATTCATTTATAGATAGTATGTATAACTTTAATACTCGTAATGATATAGCTAGATTAGCTAAGATTACTAGTAATCAATTACGTAATATGGATATTATTAAGAGAAATCCTAATGATAAACTTATGGATAATAGATTACTTAGTAGAATTACTGGTAAACAAGAAATACGTACTACTAAGAGTGACGATTCAAATATAGTTAAACACTTTGAGAATCAAGTTCGTAAGTTAGTATTTAATGAATTTGAAATGGATGAAGGTACTCGTTCTAAAGTATCTCGTGTTATGCGTAATATGGTATCTAGTAAGTTTATGATGTTAAATATTACTGGTGGTATTGCCAATGTACTATATGGTAAGACACAGATACAAATGGAAATGGCTGCCGGACAATTCTTTAAATACAAAGACTTCCGTAAAGGTGAGAACGAATGGATGCAAAATATAGGTAGTTATCTAGCAGATGCTTATAATGAAACTACTAATAATGAAACTAATGCTGTTATTAGATTATTCAATGTTATTGAATCTGATATGGTAACAGAACGTTATGGTAAAGGTAACAATCCTATGGGTAAATTAGAAAATCTGTTGTTTATCCAACAAACCGCAGGTGAACATTATATGCAGAACGCTACATTGTTAGCTATGCTTCATTCTCATAGAGTTGTTGCTGTTAATGGTAAGAATAAAGTAATGTCATTTGAACAGTTTGCTATGGGACTTAGAGAAGAAGCATTGCTTAAAGTTCTTCGTAAGAATAATCCTGAATTAGTTACTAAATATGAAACCTTTAAAGATAAAGTACTTGAATCTTACGTTGAGAAAGAACGTTATGTTAAGTTTAAAGCTGATATAATAACTGATTTCTTACGTTCGATTCCTAAAGAACTAAGGCAAGAGTTTAAAACTACTTATAAAGAAGACACTAAAGAAGAACGAATTAAGTTTGAACAACATCCTTCATTTAGAGAAAGTCTTATATTGAAGAATGGTGTTGCTACTCTAAAGAAAGATAGCGGTCTTACTAATGATGATATTGCAGCTTTCCGTAATAAGGTTATATCAGTTAATCATCAGATACATGGTATCTATGATAAAATTGGTGCTAATCAGCTACAACAATCATGGTGGGGAGCTTTACTAATGCAATTCCATAAACACTTAGTTCCTGGTTATCAAAAACGTTTTGGTTATCGTTTGGGTCACTTTGATGGTATATATAATGAAACTAGAGAATCTATTAGTAAAGGTACTTATGTTAGTCTAGGTGAATTTATAGCAATGCCGTTCAAGAAGTATTATGAATTAAATAATAGTAATGAACTTCAAGCAGTTCGTACTCTTCAAGGTATTGCTAAAGGTTATGCAGATTTTGTAGCTAATCTTACTACTTATTATAATATTCTTCCTGAATATGATAAAGCCAATATTCGTAGGTGCTTAGGTGAATGGATAGCTATTACTAAGGCAGTAGCACTATTTGTAGTAGGAAAATTAATGCTAGATGACGATGATGATTCTACACAAGTAGCTGACTATATCTTATATAGTGCTGACCGTCTAATGTCTGAAACTATTCAATATACTCCATGGGGTATAGCTAATGAAGGTAAGAAACTATATAGTCAACCTGTTGCTGCGTTAAGTATCGCATCTGATAATCTTAAATTACTAGAGGCTTGTTGTAGTTATATAGTTACTGGTAATCCTGATGATTTATATTATAATTCAGGTACTTATTCAGGTGAGAATAAACTTAAAGTTAATATAATGAAACAGATACCATTAGTTAATCAAATTATAAAACATCAAAGACTTGGTGCTAACAACAGTTACTATAAAGTTCGTAGTAGTCCATTTAGTGGTCTAGGTCAAATCGTTGCTAATATGATTACTGACGAAGATGAAGAATAACTAACTACTTAATATTACAACTCATGTGAAAAGCCGGATTGCTTGTGAAAGTAGTCCGGCTTATTGTTTATATCAAAATAATTGCTACCTTTGCAGTGAACAAGTACCTACCGTCTCGGACTGTTGTACGGGATTTAGCATTTGCTATCTGACTAACTAGATTAGTTGCGTGTAGTGTGGAGAGCTAGGGAACTCGATTAGTCTTAGTACTTATAAGTATTATTTCATTTAGGCAGTGTCTCCGCCCTAGTGCAAAACCTCGGACGATAAATAGAAACAAAGCTACAAGGATTAGTAGAATGATTGTCAATAGCGATTGATTTAGCTTCACTACCCGAAAAAGAGCCGAATACTATTTACTCCGTCTATGACCTTACTATATCCAAAAAGTTCCCAAATGTTCTATCTAACGAAGAACATCTCCATGAACACTATCCCCAATGCCGTTAGTATTATTGTTTGAAATACTATTATCAATATTAACTTCACTATATCCCGCTAGCCTAACGGCTAGCTTTCTTCCCCCATAAAGGAGTAGGTTTACCGATAATTCAACTCCTTTATGGGGGATTTAGCGAGCTTGCGAGCGTAGGCAAGTCCAGCAATACAATTATCCTTAATACGTTGGTTTTATCCAAGTACAGTTTAAAAAAAAGAACTATCAACAGTATTGCTACTATTAATAGTTCTAAGTTCATTTACTTTCTTTCATATCTTTCTTAGCTCTTGCATATCCTTTGATATAACCTTCAACAAAGCGATTAGTACATAATCTTCTCATATCTAAAGAACAAGGATTATAATTACACTTTCCACAATGTCTACTTAATCCGTCTGATTGATATGCTTTTACTTTAACACTTACTTTTCTTATCATAATATAAAAAGAGTACTAGTATTTCTACTAGTACTCATAATGTATAACTAAAATGATTATTACTTATTCGTTCTTATACTTCTTCTCTACTTCTTGTAGTTTCAGATAGATATTGTTACGAGCTTTAAGTTTAGGTAATGCCGCAACATATCTCATAGCTCTACGAATTTGACTGCGCATGAATTTCTTCTCCGACTTCATCATTTACTTCTTTAGGTTCAACATAAGGATTCCAAGTATTCATAAACTGATTAAGTTCAACCACAACTTTTTCTCGGTTATAAATATCATTATCAGCATCGGGAGTTATATCTTCAAGAACAACATGAAGAGTATTACTACCGTTCTTGTCTTGCATACGAGCTAGACTATTACACTGATATACCTTATATGGTATTTTAGGATTTACTACTTTAAAATTATTTCCATAAGTTTCTATGGATAATATATTATTTAATTTAAGCATACTTTTTAGTCTTAAATAAGTTCTTTGAAATCAACACCAGCTCTTGTAAGACGAGAAAGAAGAGTATCAGAATAGTTTCTCATAGACGTAAGCTGACAAGCCATATCATTTCTTTCTTCTGCATCAAGTTTCTTAAAGAAAGGATTGGCATTAATAAATTTATTAAGTTTACCAATCTTATCGTTAAGCTCTTCATATTCTGTAATTACTCTTTGAATATGAGGAGGATATTTACTTTCTTTAGGTTTAACATTAATGCCGTATTTAGCCCATTGAAGAACAAAACCAAGATGTGCCCAAAGGTCATTAACAACTTCTTCCATAGCATATTGTTTGCCAAGTTCCTCACTATAATTCTTTGGGTCAACACAAGAAGAATGACGAACAGTATCGAAACCACTGCGAGTATGAGCATTAACAACAGTAGTCTTTTCTCCTATTGTTGTAACATCTACATTTGTGATAAAGTTCTCAACATCTTCTTTTAGAATCTTAGTACCGTCATTATTCTCTGAAAGAGGATAATACGCAGCATCAGCTACATCTTTCGGTGTCCAACTTTTATATCCATCTGGATAAGTAACTTCATAACCCATATCATCAGGATGAGCATTACCTATTTTATAACCAGTTGATAGAGCCATACTAGCTCTCATTGGTTGAAGTTCAACCATTTTAATTCCAATTGCTTTCATAATTTAATCTTTTATAGCTTTAAAATTAATAGAAAAACTTTCACAGCTACGACAAAACTTTTGTCGTTTATCATTAATATAGAGAAATGCGTCATACCATTCTCCATTCATAGGGTTCTTACTCTTAATCTTAGTATTAAGAATATAAATATTACCAGTTTTAATATGTTTAAACTTATATCCTTTATTTCTAAGAATTAAGATTTGAACGGTTGAAGTTAATTCAATTTCTTCCATTACTTACCAGTATGTCCAAATCCACCTACACCACGTTCAGTAGAACCAAGTTCTTCGAGAGTTTCAACTTCATCCCAAGTAATCTTCTCACGACGACGAACAAGAAGTTGACAAATACGGTCACCTTCTTTATAAGGACAACCTTCTACTTCATGTAATTTATTAAATTGTAATCTTGCATTAGTAATAGAACTATAAGCATTTTCGTATTTAACACGTGTAACAATATTGTTAAAAGCATTACCAAAATTACTAATAATTCTAATTAATTGACGAGAAGTACGATTCTTAAAGATAACAAGGAGTTCACCTCTATATCCGCTATCCAGCGTCCCTACGGAATTAGGAAGATAAACATCTGTTTTAGTATTGCTACTACGAGGTCTAATTTCCATTTCATATTCATCAGGAAGAGCAAAATGAAGACCAGTGTGAATAATAAATCTATCTCTTTCTGTATCATATTCTATACTCTTAGCATAGATATCGCAACAAGCATCACCTTCTTTACCATAAGTAGGTAATGGAACGGATTTATCTTCACGCCAAACTTTAACATTAACATTATCAATGTCTTGTTCTAGTTTCTCGAAAAGTTCATCTTGCGTTAATAAACCAGCATTAAACTCAATAATAGCATTAGCTATTGCTTTACTTAATTTACTCATTATAATTATTGTTTTTAAATTTATGATAAGGACAATCAGTAGGATTACTAGGTCTTCTCCAAGTAATAAAATTATCCGCATCTTCGTTCACACATACATAAGCTCGGTAATAATAATAATACCGTTTTTTATCTCTTATTTCTAAATAAGCACAATTACCACAAGTTCTTACTTTACTCTTCTTTTCCATATAGATACTTTAATAAATGAACAAACCTGATTATAAATATTACAAATAGAACATGACCTAATATTGGAATAAAGAATAAAGTACAGTTAAGAGTAACTGTGCTTATTACTTCATCATCTAACTTTTCTTTAGTAATCTTTAGGGCTATCCAAGTTATTACAATCTGAATAAAACATTCAGTAACAGGGACATCTAATAAGATTGTTTTTAACACGGTTTCTAACTCCATTCTTTACCACAATTAATACACTTAAAAGCAATTGGGTCACTTTCTTCTTCACGTGGAACTTCTTCTAGTTTAGCACCACAATTAGGACAACGTGGAACAGTAAATAACCCAATTAGTTTCTTAATAAACTTCTTTATTCCCATACACCAGCTAAAGCATAATTGAGAGCTTTAAGACTAGTATTATAGTCACCCTCAAATACAGTATTCTTTAAACGAAGCTCTTCTGTCTTATAGTCTTTGACATTAGAGAAGTAGCCAGTAACAGCATTATAAGCACCATAAGCTGTACCTGCTATTTGTCTTTGTCCAACACCTTCCTGATAATACTCGAAAGTATCACAAAGAGTATTTAGTTTCTGCATAGATATTTCAGCAGCTTCAAAAGCAGAATTGTTTCTTCGGAATAAACCATTGTATAGATTCAATTCATCTACTCTTTCAAATTCTTCCCCCGTAAGGAAAGTTGCCGACAAATACTTTTTTACTTCTTCATCCGATACTTTGGTCTTAAACAACACTTTGTACATATCTTCTTCCTCTTCTATCTTACGTTCAGTAAGACCGAGTATTTCAGGAACAGTAAGTATCTTAGTATTAACACCTCTATTATGTCTAAAAGATATATAGCTTTCAGCAGATATTTTAGCAGAATGAAGAGCGTTCATACAAATAACTCTTACAGGAGTAATCATCATTTGTACAGCACTACCACCATCATGGCTATTAGTAAAGACAAAGTAATGTTGAATAGTATCATTAACACCGCCAATATTAATATCCTTGTCAAAACTAGCTGACATGAATATCTTTTGTCCATAACCAAAGTAACCTGCTCTATCAAATTTAACTCTACCACCAAAAGCATCATCGAAGAATCCGAAAGCCATTTGATTTTGTACTACTTCATAACGAGACTTTACTTTCCCAAGAGGAATATTAGAATCTGTACGATAAGTTGCAAATTCACCAGGAACATCAACAAATTCAAACCCATTAACTACATTAGGAAATATGGAACCGTCACGACTAGCACCATTATCGTGTGCTGGCATTTTAGCAGATAGCTGACATTTAGCAACTGTATAATCGAGTTTAGCTTTTACAATAGCTTCTTCTGTTGTCTTACAATCGCTAATGTCTACACCTATTTTACCTCTCCAAGCAATTCCTTTTGCTTTGAATTTACTTCTATAACTTGAATCTCTAAAGTTAAATTCCATAATTATATGTATTTACTGATTTCTATCATAGCTTGTTCACGAGTACATCCAAAGGCATTCATTATTCTTTGAATAAGTTCTTCTACCCAATCTTCTACTTCAAACATATTACTTAATTATTAATGATGTATTACTTTCTTGTTTAGCAATAGTAAGGTCAGCATCCATACTCAAATTAGCTGCGATAATAGACTTACTAGTACAAGACTTAAATTCTACTTTATAAGGATTTTGTCCAATCCATTGAGCAAGATTAAAGTTAGTAATATTTGCAAGTTCTGATAAACGAATATGAATTGATATTTCAGTATCAATAGAGAACACATCGTCAACAGTAACATCTACAAATGAAGATTGTTCAGATTCCTGTCCCTCTATGGGGGAACTTTCAGCTTTCATGTGAGCACTGATAATACGAGATAGATAGTTAATACTAAGACTTTCCTTAATTTCAGTACTCGCAAGATATTCAGTAACTATATCCATAAAGTGTCTGATAATATCAGCGATACGAATATCATCCAACTTAGTAACAGTAGTATTACGAGAATAGACCTTATAAGTACTACCTTCAATTACTTTGTTACCGGACTTACCAGTAGAACCAAACATTATAACTGCTTCAAGAACCGCATCTTTAAGACGTTCAAGAGTATTATTTCTTGTTTTCTTAATTTGGTTAACACGAGCAACTTCGTCACTACATTCTTTAACGTCACACTGATAACGTTTAATTACTTGAAGATAATCTCCAATCTTGTCTTTAAGATTATCTTCTGTAATACCTAGTTTAGCAACAATTTCTTCTGTTGCTTCACCTTCTTCGAGTTGCAAGATAATATCCTGCAACTCGGCTTTAATACTAAATAAACTACTTCCCATTATGTTTTGATTTAAAATAAGGTTTATCTTTAGTAGAATAACACATATAACTATTAGGACAATCCATAGTTCCCCACCTTTCGCAATCAGAACATGTAAGAGGACTATCTTTTTTAATTAGTTTTAATAGTCTATTTACTAACTTCTTTAGAACTTTCATTTTCAAATGTATTTATTGGATATTTACTTTTAGTTTCAAGAATAGTTCCATCAACAATAGTATCTCCTCTTTTAATAGCTCTAATACGAACTTTCCTATGATATGCAACTTCTTTAAGATTACTTCCAAATTGATTAATTAATCTTTTATTTTTATAAATAGCTACATAAAGACCCACTTGATATTGTTGAGTAACTATCTCAACTTTACCAAGTTCTTTATCATTTATTATTGTTATCATATTCTTCTTTGATTAACTTATTCTGTTCAGATATAGCTTTCATAATAAGCTCGCGAGAATTCCAAAGACTTTCAGCACCAACACTTAGATAATAATGTTCAAGTACTTGTTCATTAGACATATTTTGAAAGTCTACAATATGAGGACAAGATGCTATGACTTTATCGTATTCTTTACTAATATCATTGAATAGCTCATATAACTTATTACGAATAATTATATTATTTGTATTATTCTGTTTTATTCTAGCAATAAGAGCGGAGATTATATCGTCTGTATGCATTATGTTTTTCCACTAATTACTAAATTTAATTCTTTAATAGCTTCGATAACTAAATCGAAAGACTCATTAAGAGCTTTAATTTTACTTGCTTGTCCATAATAACGAACAATCGTATTAGCATCTGCTTCATCACAATCATCTAATACAGGAAGATTTTTAGTACTACTATTAACTTCGCTACTAATAATATTAAGTAATTTATAATAATTATGACGAATATCAAGTAATTCATTACGAGTTTTCTTACGAAATAATTCGTTATTTGTATTATTTCCTCTAATCCTATTAATAAGATTAGGAATAAATTCTTCAGTTTTCATTTTCTATGAGTTTTCTTATTCTTATTACGTTTACGTCTCTTAGCAATAGCTTTAGAATTAGAACCTTCTTTAGTAGAACTTCCTTTGTAACTATTGTTAGAAGGAAATATTAATTCAAGAGGATTATCATCAAGAAATATATTATAAGGATTATCAAACTTCATTTTCTTTATCTCCTAATGATTTAATATATTCCATAGCTTCTTTACGAGAATAACATAGTTTATCTAATTCAATACTACGTTCCCATTCATTACCATTATTAGTAATAACAGTCACACCATACGTACCTTTAAAGGTAATACCATTAACATCTCTATTATAGAATCCGTGTTGATTATCTTTTTCAGAACAACTAAGTTCTATAATATGATTACCAACAGTATGATAACTATCAATAATAGGAGTAAAGAAATTAGTTCCTTTAACTACACTTTGAAATATTTCAGCTCTTTCCATATTACTTAGCTAATAATTCATCAAGATAAGCATCTAGATTCTCGATAATCATATCTAATAATTCTAATTGCTTTTTCCATATCATTAGATTAAAATGACCGAGAAAGTTATCAGTTCTACGAGTATAAGAAGTGTTACAATCTTCATAATTACTTTTAGCTTCTATACGAGTATTCTTTAAATCTTTTATAAGACTAGTAAGAATGAATACTTGTCTTTTCTTATCCTTCTTACTTATTTCAGCTATAATATCTGAAACACTTTTTATCTCATTTTCCATACTTACTTCCAGTTTGATTTCTACACCATTCAAGATTAGACCAATGATTATTAGCACTATTACCGTCTTTATATCTAACATATTTATATACATTAGGTTTAGGATTAGTAATAAATGCTTTAGCAACGAGAGTAGCTATAAATAGCTTAGAACTATTACCATTGTGAAACAATGTAACATGAGGTCTTTCACAACCTTTACCACGATACCATTTAAGATAACGTTTACGATTATCAGACCAAACTCTTCCATCTTCTCCTACACAATAATTAGGGAATTCTGAAATAGTAACGAATCTAACTATTGTTTTACTTTCTTCCATACTTTCTATTTAAATAATATGCACGACGTTTAGCTTCTTTAAAGGAATAAATCTTCCTATGCTTAATAATATGATTAAACAGGTCAATAGGAGCATAAACATCAGAGGTTCTTTCAATCTTACCGTTAAGATAATCATCAATCTTCTTATGTAGTTCCTCATAGGTTATTACTATATGAATGATTCTAAGACCATGACAATAAGCATTATTATCGTTAGGTTGTCTAACAACAATATATTTACTTTTATCTTCTCTTTCTTTCATTATCGGTTTTACAAATATAATCAATCTTACTAATAGACCAAAGAAAATCTTACTGTTTTTAAACATACGAAATTAGTGATTTTAAGGCTCACTGTTGAACGTAAGGCAAAAATAATATAGTTGTTCAGGTAAGTATAGTAAATCGTACAGAGACGAAATATCGGGCATTCTCGTTGATTTCCCCCATAAAGGAGTGCCGCTACTGTATACTTCCGACAGTCCTCTTTGAGTATAAGCTAACGATTTATCTCACAATCAGAGTATATAATAGAAACACTAACTTTACAAGGGAATAACAAAAGCCCTACTGCCAATCTCTCGACTAACAATAGGGCAAGGTATCAAACCATGACTTACTTTAACAACTTATATACTACAAGGGTATCGTCCTCTTCTTCTTTTTCTAACTTAACGTTAGTATCAGATGTAACACGAAGGCTTCGTATTATATCAGAAGCGTTAACAGAATAATAACCATAATCTGAAACAGATACATTTCGGCATTGACCTTGAATATCTTCTGTAAGAAAACCTAGATATATTGATTCTTGTCCTTCCACTGGGTTGAACTTAACCATTAATAACATCTTTAGTTTATCTTTCAGATGTATGTCTTTTATTATCAGTTTCTTCTTCTTATAGTCTATATAAGATTTATTATAATTAACTTTCTTCTTCGATATTATTTGGTAATCCAGTAGGCTCATTATTAAGTATTTTAATTAAATTCCCATGACTCGGGACATTCTTCACTCCTGACCTACATCTATATTCGACAAACGCTGTCTTACCAATAAGTTTATCTTTATTAAGAAGATAACTTTCACGAGTAGAAGCATCACCAATCGGCATACATTCAAAGGTTTCACCATTAACATCATTACGAAGAACGAATTTACTAAACTTAGGTCGTTTAGCTCCTTCGGGAATAATATCAATAATCTTGAATTTACCGTCTAATATTGGTTTACTTTTGTACATAGTAGAATTACGTTTGCCAAATTGATATGTAGCATAAGGATTACGAAGAATAGCTCCCTCGAACTTAGCTTCAACAAAGATGTCTCGATATTTAATAATATCTTCATCTCCGTTAAGATTATCGTAAGTATGAATAAGTACGAAACGTTTCTTATTATTCATGTGATAATCAAGAATAGCTTTAGCATTAACGTAATTAGGCATCTTAAACTTGCCAAACTCTGACTTCAATAATGATATACGACTAGTTTGAATCATATCATCAATAGCTAAGTCGTAACACCAAAATTGAAGAAAGCAATTATATGGACTTTTAAGATTCTCGGCAGCACTTAGAATATCATTTAGTTCAAGACCAGGAATATATAACTCTCCGTCTAATACTAAATTATCTTCTAACATACGATTGAATAGCTTGTCTGTAATAACATCATCTAGCAATACATTCTCCAATACAGGACACTTATATTCAAGTCCTTTACGACTACGAAATACAAGTCCTTTAGTTTTAAAGAATCCTTCACCACGCATAACAGCAGATATATTACAACGAACACCATTAATCTTCATTTGAGCCAATAGCCCTTGTTCGTTATTATATTCATATATCTTAGCTAACATAGGAAGAACAAAACCTTCATTATTAGTATTGTACTTAGGAAGATAACAATCAAGATAATTAAATAAATCATCTTCATTTGTTATTTCAGCAGGAGTATTATCATATAATTCTCCTAATTCAGTACCACCTTCTCTACGTTTAACAGCAACAATAGTTTTCCATTCTTTCTCAACACCTCTAGGCGGAACATATTCAGATGTAGTACCTGTCTTACCAACAATACCATACTTTAGAATTATCTTATGACCTAGTATTTCTGCTGACCAAAAGATAGGTTTGCCTTGTGCATTACGCTTATAAAGAGTAATACTTTTCGATTCACTCATACTTCTTCAATTTTATATTTATTAAGTTGTTCACGCATAAGACCAATAGCAACTTCTCTATCTATTATCATAGATTTATTAGTATCTATAACAATAATCCTAACTTTAGGATTAGGAGGGGAAGATGTAACAGATTTCCGCTCCTTTATGGGGGAAGATTTGGTAATCCGTTTACTAGTCTTATTAGTTCCCCTTTTCTTTTCGTAAACAATAGGAGGATTAACTTCTTCATATTTAAGATTAGCTTCATGAATCTTTTCAAGAAATTCTTTATCATAACCTAAATATATAAGAGCTGCCATTATCCATCTATATCTAAAATGAATAGTCTGAATATAAGGATAATTAGGTAAATCTAATTCATGAAGATAACTAGCAATAGTATCGGAAGTACCGTTAACTTTAAGATTATGTTGAATCATTCTTATATCAGAATCGTCTAACTGATAACTAAACGGATTTACGTTGTTTAACTTCATTTGCTGTAAGTCTTACAATTATATACTTTTTAGGTTTACCTATTCTCGCATGATAGAACTTGAAACACTTTAGATAATCAGTACTTTCAGTCCACTGTATAAAGTTTCCTTTAGATACAGATGTATTAGTTTCATAATTAAACTCTCTTGGAATCTTATGACTACTATACATATCTTTATCTAAGTAATTCTTAATGATAGCTAAGTGTTCAGGATTATCAAACTCAAAGTTACCATAAATTTTTATCTTAGAAAAGTCAATTGGTGTACCGTCAGAAAGAGAGATACGAATTAAAGTATTAGGATTATCAACCATTTGTTGTCTGACATCATCAAGATACTTCTCTTCTTCATCTGTTAAAGGATACATAAAATAATAGCTATGAACATTTCCGCTATTACCGAAACTGTTTATAGCTATTCTCTTTAATGGAGCAAATGAATTAAAATCAATTACTCTACGTTCTTCTTGTGCTTTTGGAAGTGGCACATATTCTTCTTCTCTACTCATATTCAAATAATGATTCAGTTTGTTCTATAAACGAATTAATAGTTTCTCTTGAATACATACTAACTAACTCCGAGAAATCTTTAGCACCATAACTTCTTGGAATAACAATAGGTATAATACCATATTCTTTTCGTAACCTACGAGCACCACGTACTCCTGTTAAATCACAATCAAAAAAAGAAATAAGTATTCCATTGTCATTTAGCTTAGATTGAAGCCAGTTATATTCGTAATCTTTGAGAACATAGCTCTCCGAAGTAACATTAATTACTCCTATTTGAGACTCTGACAAATTCCCCCGTAAAGGATAGGAATGTAGCCAGTAACTTAATGCTAGATTGTCCTTATATGATTTAGTAATAATAATTATATCATACTTAGGTTTATCAAGATTAAGTATTCCAACAAGACCATTATGATTAGTTATAAACTTGATTTCTCCCTTACTTCTATCTCGAAGAGGAAAATAACATTCGATATTATAAATACCGTTACTATCAAGTCCAGTAACATAAGCATAACAAGGGTCTGATTCCTTATATGTATATTTAGGACTAGGTTGACAATACCTATTAATATACATTTGGTCAACAGGATAGACAAAATGAGTATTAAGCCAATGTAGACTAACTCCCCATTTTCCCCAAATATTCTTATCGTTATTAGTCCAAGTTCTAGTAGCTATTTCAATAATTGGTTTACTAGCTTTAATTTTAGATATTACTTGTTTAAGTAAGATTTCATTCTCTTCATCTACTTCTCCATCATATATTATCTTACGGAAAGTATAAGCTATATGCTTTAATATATAATAGAAATCTGCCTTATTAGCAACATTTATATGACGACCAGTTTTAAAACTTAGTACATAAGCTACTAGGTCGAAACAATCACCGAAGAAAGAACCATTAAAATCACGAGCTTTTAGCTTATGTTTATTATTGAAAGCAAAACCAAACGTTGGATGATTATCAACACGTAAAGGAGAGCAAATAAGTTCATTATTTTCTACACAATTATTAACTACGGATATAGGTATACCCATATATTTAGCCATAATCATTTCTTGACTAACCTTAGATAATATAAACTCTTTTGTTAAGTCTTGTCTTATTCCTCTACGCATAGTATAACTAGATAAAATAAGCCTAGCTTTTACACTAGGCTTATAACATTATTAACGAAATATATTTGGATTACTTAGAATGGAAGTCCACCATTATCTTCTGTTTCAGGAGTAAAAGCAGAACTTTCAGTAGAAACAAATCCACCTGCTACACCACCTGCAAAACCGCCCATAGGCATACTTGGATTAACAATTCCTGCACCCATAGGAATACCACCAATACCAGCAGCAGTTCCAAGATTAGGAGCTTTTCTTTGTTTAGACTGTACACCATCCATTGGAGCAATACGTTCTTTAGTAATGTCAAATATTAGACTTGGTTCTTTGAAATGATTAGCATCAAGCATGAAATATTCTTCAAAGATTCCTTGACCTACAATATTTGGGAATACCAAATCGCCTTCTTCTGAACCTTGACCGGAGAAAGCCCAATCACCTTTGTTCTTATAATAACGATTAAGTCTAAACCAAAATTGTCTAGGTTTACCTGTCTTATCAAGTAATGCAGATTTACCATTTTCTCCACCTGTTTCAACAAATTTAACTACATTGTCGAATAGGATTCCCCAAGCCTTGATAACATCTTCGGTTTCTACTGGCTCATACTGACCATTATCATCATAGTCAACATAACCAAGTTCAAGCATTTCAGCTTCTTCATCAGTCATTTCACGACCTTTAAATACAACCACATCGAGGAAGTGTTTAATCCAAGCGAAGTCCATATTAATAAACTTCTCTTTAGAACCGCCTGGGATATAGTCAACATTACTTTCGTAAGCCCAAAAGGTTTTACTAGCAACACGAACGTCAGCAGGATTAGTATGCAAAGATGTAGCTTCGATAATAAGTTGCGGAACAGCTTTTCCAGCAAATGCAGGACGCACATTACTATCTTCTTTCATAGTTACCCAAGCAACACGAGCATGAAGATGTCCGACAAATAACCAAATGTTATTAACAGCATCTTTATGAGAGAACTTCTTACGAGCAGTAGTTCTTGTCTCATTACTAATACCTCTGCGACGCTTTTTAGTTGCAGTAGTTGCAGCATTATTAGCTGATTGATTAACTACTGGTTCTTCTACTTTAGCACTTTCTTCTTTTTGAGTACTCATAAAATTTGTTTTTATAAAGATTAATACTAACAACAACAAGTTGTACAGGCTTGTTGTTGTTTATTGCAAAGTTTCCAAATATAATAATTTTTTAAATTATAACCAAATAAAAAAGAGCTAAATTCAATTAAGAATTTAGCTCTTTATAATCTAGCTTTTATCTAACCGGAAGAAGTTCTTATTTAGAAGATTGACGAGCAATCGGTTCTTCATCAGCTTTGAAAGAAATCTTGTAAGCGTTAACTTCAACAGTTTCTTTTTCATCACCAATAACTTTACCAGTTTCAACAGCAACTACGAACGGTTCGTTCAAGTTAACTTCAAATACACGGTTAAACTTCTCTGCTTCGTCACCGAGATTTTCTTTCAATTCCGACCACATTGAAGAATCGGAGAAAGTCAACGGCAAACCAAGACCAGTAAGATTGGAAGAAGTAGAAGTACGAGCACCAGAGTAAGCACGAGTAGTAGGATTATAGTCATCAATAGTAACTTCTTCTACTGACTTACCAACTTCTTCTGCGATTCTTTCTTTGTTAAGTTCAAATGCAGCCGCTTTCTGTTCAGCAGTCATACGAACACCTGCAAGTTTGATTTCTCCGTTCTTCTCGAACAAAGGTACACCTTTACAGATACCATATTCACCAAAGTTCTGAATAAGAGCAGCACGAGCAGCTTCTGTACCAAACTCAACATTGTTCTCTTCGCACCATGCCATTACTTCGGCATCACGTTCAGCAATAGCTGCATCAATATCAGCAATATTACTAACAAACTGTACGTTATCACCGGGAACAAGACCCATGATACGAGTTACTGCACCTGCCAAGCTAAACTTAGCTTTAGTACTGTTAGCAGTCAATGTAGGTTCGTTACTAGCTTGCATTACTCTCTTACCGCTTTGTACGGCTGACATTCCAAATTGAAGTCCCATAGTTGTAAAAATTTAAATGATTAATAATTATTAATACTAGGCTTAAAGCCTATTGTTATCTTAGTTTTTGTCTTATTTCGTATCTATTGATTAGTAATAGTTAGACTTCTATTACTATCAAATCTCTACAATATCAGCATCACTGATATTCATATTGTTTACTATCTTAGCTTCTGTTGTTTCCATACAACCAAGTATAACATCAGCAGCTATATCACGAGCAGCTAGTGTAAACGCTCTATGTCCAATAAGAGTTCTCATATATTTAGTATATGTATCTTTACTAACAAGTCCAGCAGTTACAGCGTCACTATAACTAAAATGTCCTATACTAGTAATAACTCTGTTATCTACTACACGAGTAAGTTTATATTCAGTAATATAATCACAAGGAACATTAGGTATTCGGAAGATTGGAACTAATCCCTTAGCTGCAATATCTTTAGCTTGTTGTTGATTAGCTGCAACTCCGAACTTATTATTTAACTGATATTCCTTATATATAGTACCATTATAATCTTGATAATTTCTAACTGGATAAATACCAATTTCGTCATTATCAGAACTAGCATTAAATTCATCAGCTTCTTTCTTGCTTTTGAATCTCCTACAATACTCTGGTATCTTACTATCAATATAAACATTATTACCGTCTGTATATTCATACAGAGCTATATAATCTTTAGTGCATTCCCATGTTATAGCTGCCTTCAATAATAACGCTTTAATTAAGTGAACGTCTAATGTAGTTTTACCATTAATAACTCCTAGATGTTCAATACAACTAGTAAATGGTAAACCTAGTTCTTTAGCACGACTATATATTGCAAGACCATCTTGAATAGTCTTAATACCGCACTTATCACTAGACATTACTGATTTCAGATACAACTCTAACTTATTCCTATCATCGGGATTGTAAATGTCTAGGGTATTCAGAGCAGAAGCCATAATCATACTATTATTAGTAGGTTTTGCTTTTGGTTCTGTCTTAGCTAGAGTTTTTTCATTCTCTGTCTTTACTTCTTCCATTATTTCAAAGGTCGCTTATTGATTACTCTACAAAGATACTAATTTCTTTTATAACTCCAAAGATTAGCATCTATTATTCTCCTATTATGAAATCATTTTCACTATCTTTAACTATTTCATAGTCCCTTCCTCCTTTCGTTTCTGCTAGCTTCTTTTCTTCGTTCGTACCTTTACAATATATCTTATATATTATATTAGGTACGGAACTAAAAGATAGATTAGGTATTCGATATTTTAAGTCTCGTATTGAGCTGCAAAGAGGTGAAGTGAAAATCACTATATCCACAACTCCTATAAAGCTCGTATCAATAGAATTATTTGCCGACAGTACTTTCATATAGTCGTCATTAAATAGCTCCAAATTTCGCGTTCTCTGCGCTCTTGCCTGCATGATTACTGGTTGTCCGATTTTAGCTCCCGTCTTATATACTTTCGGTTTACCTTTCTTATCATAAGCCTGTATTCCTTCCATATCATTATGATAGTTTCCGCAATAGTCATATTGTAGAATACTCATTCCAGTTTGGAATATCTCACCATTAGTCATAATAGATTTACCTTCATATTTTATATTAGCATTTAGGTACTCTGTTATCTTTCCGGCAAACACTCCATTCTTTGAAATAATAAGTATTCTTTTGCCTATATTTTCCTTAACTATATCAAGTATTACATCTAGCTTAACAATATTATCAGTAACTACCTTAGTACGTTCTCTAATAATATTATAAGTTTGAGTAACTCTCTCGACTAAAGCACTAGGATTATATAATTCATCAATCTTACGACACATTGCATCAGTCATATCCATTTTAGCAGACCAACCATTACTTTCTGCTACTTGTAATCTACAAGTTTCAGCAGCAATATTAAGTCTAGTATTACCAACACGACATTCTTCTAACTTTTCAAAAGTACCAAATATAGTAACACTTTCATTAATATATTGGCTACATTTATCATAATAGATTCTATCAGCATCAGTTAGAATAACACCCTTTTGGTACTCCTTTATGGGGGAATGAATAGAACGATTAATTAAGTGAGCATAATTAATTTCATATACTTTAGGAGCATACTTATACATAAGTACAGCATTATCAGCAACACTATCAATAGCATTAGTAGCAAGTAGCTTAAACTTAAAATAGTTACCACTATATTTCTCTGCAATCTTTCTGAACTTCTTTACATTAATAGTAATAAGTACATCTTTATGACTATTAGAACTCGGTTTATATGGAGAACATTCAACATAATCACGAGTAAGTATAAGACATCGCTTATCAGTTATTAATTGTTTATGAATCTCTTTAAATTCAGAAGTATTATCGAGATAATAATTAATGTTAGCTCTATCTTCCATAGTCTCTGTTATAATAAGAGATGTTAAGTCAGGAGTTTTAGCTACCATTTTATCTAATACCATTGTAACGAAGTTCATTACGCTCAATGGTTCGGATAGAATAACACTACCCACACCTTTGTTAGCAGACCATTTATTAGCAGCTTCATTATAAATATCGGTTACATCATTCATAATACAAGTTGTTCTGTATAATATTTAGGATTAGCAAGAACATAACTACGATTAAGAGGACTATGTAGAAGAATAATATCACTACTTACAAAACCATTCCAACCACAATCTTCAACAAGAGATAAGATTAAACATTCTAATACTATATTATAGCCTACTACCATTCCTTTAAGACTACCATAGTCAATTTCCTTTCCTAGATTATTTATACATATATTTTCTATATCCATATTCAAGTAATTTTTAGTTCCTCTTTATAAGCATTAGGATGAATATAAGCATAACTAAAGTTACCGTTTTCATTTAGTATAATAATATTACTATCGTTTCCAATCAATTCGTAATTAGTAACAGGACTAAGAGAAACAATAAGATAATTAATTGTTATATTATAACCTATAACCTTAGCTTTGAAACCTTTATAATCAACTATTTTTCCTAAGTTGTCTTTGCATATCTTTTCTATATCCATATCAGTCAAATAAAGTATTTCTCATTCCATAGTATTTCTTAACTAAACGTTTACCTTTACCTTTATTATTACGACTTTGCTCTATTGGTTCTATAATAGCCATAGCTTCATTATAATAATATAAGTAATTAACATTTAATTCAGATATATCAGTATCATCAACAGTATTACATATAGAAACACGTTGACCTGCACATAGAGAACTCTTCTTAACTTGTTCTTCATTATGCTCATTCCAGCCCATACTCTCGACTTTCATCAATGTTCCCCCCGTAGAGGAAATGTAAAACCTTGTATTCCTCTGTACCACATCTGTTCTTATCTTTCCGTCTACGACATGAGTAAACTCTAGTCTATACTTATGATTAACATTTTGAGTACGACAGAAATCAAGAATAGATTTAGCATTACGAAGAGTTTCCATAACAGGAGTTCCATTAATAAAGTATTCAGTAACACATTTAGCTACAATAGGAGAATTATATCCTTTAGATAAATCCTCTAAGAACATCTTAGGATTCATTCTACCTTTGAACTTACTACTTCCACCGCGTTTAACAGTAAGATAACTATTAACGCCTTCGGTTACATACTTTGTATAATATGTAAATTCTAGCTCTAACCCTAGATGTTTCTCCCACCAATGACAAATATCATCAGCAGTTTGTTCTAATTCTCTAGGAACAATAGTTACAATACCATCTGTATTAGCACTTATAACATGAATACCTGCAAGTTCAAGTTTCTCTATTAACATCAATAAAAATAACTGACCGTTAATAGTAACTTGATACATTGCTTTCTTGTCACATAAGAAAGACTTTTCACTTCCCATTTTACCAAATATACCAGCATTTGCTACAATCTTTAGACAAGCAGCAGCAGTAGCATGTTTATCTCTCTCCATAACATCAAGAGATTTATCTTTGGCTAAATGTTTATGTTCTAGTCGTTCATCAACAATAGTATCAGCTATACGAAACCATGCTTTAGGAATAAGGTGTTTCTGACATACTTTAAGACTACGTATCATATTAGGATAATAACTTGCAACATCTCTGTCAACAATGATACTATCAGAATTTTCAGCATATACAGCCGGAATTTCATTTGAATGTAGACCCCCAGTTGCGATGGTATAGGACGTGCCCATAAAGGTAAATTCTCGGTCAAATTCGCCCTTTTCTCCCTTCAAGGTAAGGGAACGTATGTCTGACAAAATATCGTTCAATTCAGGGGTCGAAAATGCGATTTTATCTGACAAGATTTCGGAAACCAAAATTTTCCTACGTATTGTCTTAGTATCAATAAAAGCTTTAGGATGTAGACCAGTAAACTTACTATATAGTTTGACAATAACTTTATCAGCTATTGTACTTCTACTAGCAGAATACACATCTACTTTATATTCTTCACTAATACGATACCTTAAAAGAACTTCTTCCTGATTCATTCTGATTAGCTCGGCAACAATATATACATCATTGTCATTATAATCAGCCATTTCATTAAGATATTCTTTAGGAATAAATCGCTCAAAAACATTACGATAATGAATATTAAGTTCTCTATCAGTCATTCCCTTTGCTTCGGGTAATCTCTCGTGATAATAATGTCTATCTAAATCACCAATAGGTGGCATAGTATACTCTTTTAGATTATACCATTTAATATTAATAGAAGTCTGTTTAAGACTTTTATGATAATGGTCTAACCTAAATATTTGGAACAAATCTAAATCCCTAAATGCAACGTTATTACGAAGTATAAGAGAAGTAAAATTATCAGTCCAAAGAGTATCATTATTAGAACTACGAATAACTCTCTGTGATGTTTCATATAAGAATGTTATTAACTTACTAGGCTTATCAAATTGATTATAATACATAAGTAATGCACTTAACATTAAACGGTCGTACTTCCGATTATTATATCCGAAATAATCTGCTTTCTGTTGTAACCAATATAATAAACTGAATAAATCAGTATCATCATCTTCATATAAAACAAAACGTTTCTTAGGTATTGTTTCTAAACGTTGTTTTATCTCTGCAATAGTAAGTTTATCAACAAGAGGAATAGCTTTTCCATCATTATCGACACAATCACTAAATATTTTGAGATAACTACGTAAATCAACAAATACTACCGAGAAGTAATTTCTAGTTACTTCGACATCATAACACATAGAGTTCATACTTATACTTTATTTATTGTCCATAACACAAATATAAACGATTTTTACATCTACTACAAGCTGTATACAATCTACGAAGAGTATTATCTATATCTCCCCACGGATTACCAGTTCTAGTATCAAATACAATATCATTTATATCTATATACACATCAGCATAAGTACTACCTTGTGCTTTATGACTAGTAAGAGCAAAACCATAATCTAAATCACGACTGAACTTTATCTTATTAGTAGCTTTATCTAATAGATTAACTAATAATAAATTTCTCTCCCTAAATTCATAGTATTCTTTCCAACGTTTAGTTCTATTATATTTATCAGCATTAATAGCATTATAAATATACGTTTCACCTAACTTATAATAAAGCATAGCATTATTAAAATCAGAATGGTCTACCACAAATAAAGGTTTAGTTCTATTACCACCATTAACTTGTATAAAGGTTACATTAAATCCATGAATATTATCTCTATTAGTAAAGTTCTTAATATCATGTATTATATAATCTTCAGAGTTGACAATAATAGTATCTTTGAAATCATCAATAAAAGTATTATAAGACATTACTAAATCATTCTTAGTTAGAATTGCTTTATCACTATCTTCAATAATATTCTTACGAATGAATTTGTTCCAGTCAGATACAGATTTATTAGTATAAGTAACGAGACGACAAGTATCAACATCTCTTGTAAATTCTTCATTATAGAATCCGTCTATTACAAGAGATTGAAACTCAAATGCACCACAAGTATAATATCCTTTAGTTTGAGTAGAATCAAAAGCATACCGATTTCTATTGATAAACTCTAGGAACTTCCAAGTTCTATTATCAATATCCTTTCTTAATATTCTTAATAATTCACTAACAGGATTACTTTCTTCTTGTCTTACAATCTGTCTAAGAGTATAAAACTTAATATTATCGAAACAACGCGAACGAGTTTCTTTAACAGGTGGTAACTGATAGTTATCGCCCATATAAATAAGCATACAGCCAAACTGTTCACATTCTCTTTCTATCAGAGTTTTAAGATTAATACCAATCATAGATGCTTCGTCAACAATATATAGTTTATATTGTTTAATCTTCTTTTCAGCCAATGGGTCAAAAGGAGGATTATTAACATCAAAATCAGTAACATCAGTATTAAGTCTTAGACCTAAATCACTAGCCACAGTAGATGTAGCATATCCAGTAGATACACGAAGTACACGAGCAGCTTTATGAGTAGGAGCTGCAAGTCCAATAACAGATTTAGCTAAACCACATCTCTTTATTACTTCACGTATCATATAAGTTTTACCAGTACCAGCAGCACCAATAAGTGCACGTCTATAATCACCTTCAACATAACCTTTTTCTATAAAGGCTACAAGATTCTCATAAGCAATCTTTTGGTCACGAGTAAAACTATTTAAGACACTATCATCTTTCTTAGCATCATCAAACTTTTCAAAATTCATTGCATTTCAATAAAAATTTATCAATATTATCACGACATTTAAGAATATAACCTTTAACTGGTAATCCTATCTTAAATGGAATATAACAACTAGGCATAGTACAATAAGCATCAGTACATCTAACAATCTTAGTAGGTCTACCATGACTATCTAATGCACGAGTATATATTGTCTTAAAGTTTTTACATGAGTATGAACGTTCAGACAATGTAATAAGTTCATTAGTACCTTTAGGATTAAACTTATATTCATTGTTATATAGAACAATAGTACCTACAACAATTTGCATTATTACTTTCTCACGAGGAATCTTCTTTTCCTCATTTACAGCAGATAGTTTAAAACTTAGTCCCATATTACTAAGGTTTAACAATTTGATTAGGAAGATATTGTATACAGCACACTCCTTTACGGGGGAATATCTTATACTTATCAGTATTCATAATTCTAGGTAATGGAATAATTTCACAACATCTATCACTATGAACATCTATAATAATGCAATGATAAGCATTAACATCTGCATCATGAGATATAACAGCTTTAAGTCCTTCAAAATATACATCAAAAGTACTATCAGGATTAACACATTGTTTTAAATCTATAATCATATTAATTAGCTCTAGTTTTATATATTTCGTATAACTTAGTAAATTCATCAGAAGGCATACATACAATAGGAGTATTAGTATGCATTTGGTCTTTAGGAACAATACAATTTCTAGCAGTAACTATTCTATCATCTTCAACAAATATAGTTTCAAGAACTAAACAATTACCACCATCTAGTATTTCCTTACACTTAGGACAAACATATATCTTGTCTGTACCAAATACAATAAGCTCATCACCACAAACTAGACATTTACCAGTTGTGACAATGAGCCTACCATTATCTTGTTTAAACTCGTTTAACTTCGGCATAACTAGGAATACGTCTCCTTTCTTCCATTTTAACGAGTTTAACACTTTCAAATACATTAAGAGTAAAAGCTACTAATTTATAGCTCTTCTCTTGTCTTCCAAGTTTTACTTTCCTTTTAATCATTACGTTTAGTATTTAATTATTATTTAATAGGAGCATCTGACCGCTCCGCTTCGCTCCGCTTTCTTCCCCCCGTAAAGGAGTAGTGATTCTGTTACTTTCTTCTTTATTTCATTTAGAGTTCTACTATTAACAACAGCATTATTGTTTTTTACTTCATCGCTACATAAAGAATTACTATATAAAGTTTTACTATATAATTCTTTTACATTGCTTTCAGTATCATAAATGAATAAATAGAAACCAACATAAGTAGTAGGTTTAGCTCTACCAAGATGAATATCAATAGATAGATATTCTTTACCTAATACTTTTACCTGTAACTTTTGAAGTTCTCTAACTAGTTTAATAAATTCTTTTTCTTCCATGTCGGTATATAGTTTTAATTAATAATCATAGAAAAAGGAGCAGACGCTTCTGCTCCAAGCTAAATAATTAACATTATAAAAGTCCTAATTCTATCTCACGACAGTAATTTAACTAGGGGTAAAAATTGAATAAAGTTTTGTTCTATCTCACGACAGTAATTAATAAACTTGTAACAAACACAAATACTATGTATTTATAGCTGACATTTTACGAAGAGGATTTCCCTTACTTCAACCATTTGGTTAATGTTTCAACTTAGATTAGTCATCATCAGAGCTATCAGAATAAGTAATAGTACGATTCTCACGAACAGTACTATTCAATTAATAATTCCATAAAACCAATAGCTATAATTCTCACGAACAATAGTTATTATACTACAATACGACAAAATTTTAGTTTAACTAAAACAGACAAAACAAAATATCAATCTTTATATATCTTACGATAATCTACAAAATAATATTTAGGATTAGTTATAATAAAGTTTTCAACAATATCCGCTGCTTCATTAGGATTATTTCCTTTATAAATATTAATAGGATTTTTTCCTGTAAAAGCATTTCTAAATCTATTATATTTATCAAGAAAAACTAAATTATCATCAGAAGAATAAAATACAGTATATACATTATTTTCTTTCTCGTGATACTTCTTACAAAGATTATCATAACCTTCCATTGTTTTATTACGAAGTTCTTCCATATATTTGACGTAATTAGTTATTATATCATCCCATTGTTCAATAGCTTTAATTTTATCTTCAATAGGATAATCTGCTTCAAGAATATCATTAAGAAGCTCATTTAATCCTTTGACATTAATAGATTCTATATCTTCTTTAATTTTATTATTATATTCTCCGGAAATAAAACTTCTACGATAATCTTCTTTAATTTTATCAATAGCTTTGGAATCAGAACACATAGCGGCAGCAATAATAGCTTCAATAATTTCTTTCATTATAATAAGTTTTTATAAGTTAGACAATAAAAAACTCTACTAATATTACTCTAGTCTCACGACCTGAATAATCTTAATAGAGTGGAAACCGACATTTATTTAACCCTTTTGTCAGATATTAATTAAATAGAGTACGTATCGGCATTATACTAAACGTAAAATAATAACTGCAACAGCTCCTAGAGCAATAAGAGAAGCAATAATAAAACCAACAGTATTATACTGTCTTTTAGCTTTAAGCTCTTCGTAATCTTTATTAGCTTTATCTAACTTAGATTCAAGAAATTTAATGCCGTCTTTAAGAGCTTTATTATTAGCTTCCAATTGATTATTAGCAGCACTTAATTTAGAAGACATACTACGAAGAGCTTTATCTTCATTACAAATATTCTCATACATAGTCTTATAATAATTAAGACCAGCATCAGACTTTTCATTAGATTTACGTAGACGAATAACTTCTGTCTTTAACTCATTGACAGTAGGACGTTTCTTACTAAGAACATCGACTTCTTTCTTTTTATTCATAACTATTAGTATTTAATTAATCTTCAATATGAGTTATATCTAAGTCGAGGTCTATGTTATCCTCGCTTAGAGTATTTCCAGTATTCCAATTATTAGCCATTTCACAGTCGAGATAGTCTATATCAGCTACCAAACCACAAATAGGAAATTCTACACCTTCGTCATACATAATCTTAAATTTTGTAATACGGATGCAAATATAGCAATAAATAATGGAAATATCAAACAATAATGATAATATTTAATGAGTATTGCTATAAGTTATATCATCTTTGAATTTATCCATTATATCATAAACTGATATATTAGAACAATTCAATAGAGTATTAATAGTATTAGCAGTACGTTGGTCTTTACAAGTAATATTAAAATTATCATAATTGAACTTACGAACAACATTAGGACTAGCTTTATGAATATAATAAATATCCATAGCAGAGACATTGAAGTCTACAATATCATTTTCGTATTTATCTAATACGTCTTTAAGAGATATACAATATCTACAATCACCAATAGCTCTAGCAGCACTAGCAGTATCTTTAAATCGAATAAAGAAACCGGAATCAATAGAATTACGAATAGTTAGCCATTCAAAATCTAGCTCGTATTCTTTATATGGTTGAACATAAAGTCTCAAATCATAAAGAGCTTGTCTAAAAACTCTTAAAGCATGAGTTCTTTCAGCTAGTAGAGAAGTCTTTTTTTCTAATTGTTTATTGAGCTTATCAATATCTTCTTTAGCACAGCTTAATTGAGTATTGAGTTCCTCATTAACTTTAACAGTAGCATTAAGAGTATCTTCAATATTCTCTAACTTAATAAGACTATTAGTTTTCTCTTCAATAATCTTATTTAATTGAGCAATACGTTCTCCACGAAGATTAAGTTCATTATTAAGACCATTAATTTCATTACGTAATTCAGTAATTCTATTATCACTATTAACAAGTTGCTCCTCAAGGAACTGAATACGTTCAGTTAACTCATTATTATCAGATTTAAGAGATTCAATCTCATCACAATCTTTAATAGTATAAGTATTACCAAAATCAGCAAGTTCAAAAATAGAACCAAGTGATTGAAAATCTAAATCAATAATACAACCACTAGCTTCAACAATAGTAACTCCATTTGTATGAGATACAAGAGTTATATGCTTTTTATCATTTACAATAGCTTTCATAAATACAAGTATTAATTATTAAGAATTTAATTTTAAAAGTAATGAATACCTATGTAATATATTCCTTGAATAGAACCAAGAACTACTATATAAGTAACAATAGCTTCGACAATAGATAATATAATGAGAACCTTCTTATCATTAAGATAATTGAATATCAAATAACAGAAGAATATAATTATCCAGATAAAGGATAAGAATACATGGAATTGATAAGTAGTCATACAGCAAGAGGATTAAATATACAAAGACATATAATAAGTATAGCCATAATAGCCATGATAGATATAATCATAGACCAAATACTAGAGTTCTTATCAATAATAAAGTTATTCAATAAGATAGTAGCAATAACAAATAGTAATATAGTTATTACAAAGAAATAAGGAGTATAATCCATAATGATATAAGTTAAAGGGTAAATAAATGGAACTGGTAATCTGTCATGATGAAGTAAGTTTAAATAGTATTAGGAATATAAAAATACTAAATGAAATCATCAATATTGCTACTAACATAGTAGCAAAAGTAAACTTTGGATTAACTAGAAACTCACTACATTTAATAAATGCAATGATAAATAGTAATGCTAAGACAGTAATATCGTAGTTAGACATAATAGTATAAGTTAATAAGTGGATAAGATAAAGCAGAAGAAGTACAGTAACGTCACCCCTTTATGGGGGATTTAGCGAGCTTTGCGAGCGGGACAAGCCAAGCTACACAACAATACAATTATTAATAATGGTATTATTAATAATGTTACTTCTGTTATCAGTTGTAATACATAGTATTGTTATTACCGGAATCGCTTGAACTACTATTGTCAAAGACAATGGTAGTGACGCTCTAATAATAACAACTATAATATAATAGTAGACAATATAGTAGTACTATTATTAAGACTATCAATCCGATATAATAGTGAAACTATTATAGAGGACTAACAACAGAGACAATTACAATAATAACGACTATAATAATAGTATTAGTACTGTGATTCTAATCCTAAGGACTAATATCATAGATATTAGGAACTTAGTACTAACAATAACAACCGACAATTAGGTTTATTATATAAATAGGATTCAAATCTTAACTATTAATATAATAGAAACAACAGTATAGATTAATAGTATAGATTAATAGTATAGATTAATAGTATGATAATAAAATAGGATTTAAATCTTAACTCCATAAACGAAGTGGTTTAGATAGTAGGCGTAACATTGTAGGTTAGAATAGTGAGTTAGAATGAGGGAGTAGAGGTGAGAGAGGGAATAGTCCCACTACTTAACCAACTCATCTCTCTTATCTACATCTTCTAACTATTCTTACTCCACTACTACTATCTCAATCTATTGTCTACTCTATTATCTAGCTTAACGAGGAGCCTTAGCGACCCTTCCGAGCATTGATATTGTCAATACTAGTAATAGTCTTGATACTATTGATACTATTTGTTGTTATTGGTGTGATTGTATGAGCTTGCTCCTATTGTCTACGACAATAGTCACCGAGGGAGGAATTTATGCGATATTGTCTGATAGACAATTTCGCCTAATATAATCCTATTACCTATACTTCGCGTGGGCGGACGCACGTGTACCTATTATACGCACGCGCACACGCACGTATATAATAAGGTACGCGCGCAAGTGTTGCCTGACTTTTATATATATATATATATATATATAAGTCCACTTTGTTATTTAGAATTCGTCTAAGAGAAACGTCGTCGAAAGGCGATTTTAGCTTGCTAACTAGTCAATCTTTGATAATATGTCTGATAATCTTATAATCTTAGCTTTTAGTTCAGATATGTATTCGACTATATCATTAGGATGAATCATTTGAGTTGTATGATTATCATATATGATTTCAAGAGTATCAGCAGCTATAACATCTATGTTTATTATAGTTTTATTTTTATCTATTTTCATAATACTTTTGTTATTTAAATTAGTTTATAGTTTTAGCTTATCAGCTGGTTAGCTTCGCTTATCAGTTGCAGCATTTCGCTTATCAGGTGACTAGTGTCGTTTCCAATCCCGATTAGCTTTGCCGGACGGCTGTGCCCGAAGGCTTTGCCGGACAGCGAGCATAAGTCGAGAGTATTCTTGAACACGTGCCGAATGGTGTATTCTTAGTTTAGTAGGAGAGGTTTCCCTCTCCTACGTAACTGGTTAAGCTGCGCCCTCTGCATCAGGTTGGTATTTAGCCAACATGTCTGCCACTAGCATTTCGTCCGCAAGGGACAACGTACGCATACTAAGTTCGTACGGGAAATACTCGTAACGGTCGTGTTCATTAACACGTTCTTCACGAGACATTTTAGCGGCATACGGATTAACGAATACTTCACCTTGCGCAAGTACGTGTCCAAGCACGCTAATACGTGCCTTCTTGAAGATAACGTGCAACACTGACAACGGAGCTGTCATAACAGCATTGGCAAGCATTGGCTCACCCTGACCTTTGAGAATAGCTGCAAGCTGAATACGAGTAGTAAATATATTACGAGTCGTAGACTCGACATAAGTACCACTAGCAGCATCTTTAACAAACTGTGGAATGTTGCGATTAACAACAACAGTAAGCGCACCTGCATAACGACTGCTATTATCAATGATATTAGTAATCATTAAGCTGTCATGATTCTCAAAATCAGGACGGTCAAGCAAGAGACGAGTAATATCGTCTGCTTCCTGTCCATGATACTCGGATAGGTCAACTATACGAGCGTCAATAGCTTCATCAGCAGCTTCATCAGCATTAACTGTTTCAGCGTTAGCACTTGCTGCATCGGCAGCTTCTTTTGCAGCTTTTGCAGCTGCTTCGGCTGCCTTTCTAGCAGCATCATTAACTTTTGTTCCCATAATTACAGGTATTAAATGTTATAAATCAGTCGGCAACTGTTCAACCAATGTGTATCCCGACTACACACACACAATGGCAATATGTTTAAAGTCATTTGGTTTGATAGTAACTGCAATATGTTTAAAGTCATTTGGTTTGATTAAGCCAATAGTTCTTTAACAACATCGTTAATATCTAGTATCAGTACTAACATTACTAATAGTATTAGAAAGCTATTCACATGGTTATCATACAACTTAATGTAACTTAGATGTATGAATACTTGTACACCTAGCATACTCAATGCTAAGTGTACCACTTTAATCTTATCACTAGTACTCATACGTATCTAGTGTAATAACGTGAACAAAACTTGTCGTAGGTTTCACCTGCACGACCATACTTTCTCCAATCCCGCTTCTGTTTTCTAATAGCAGATAGATAAGTAGCAGTAGTCATAGCTACTGCTATTAATAACAACAATAGAAATATCATAAACATAAGTATTTAATTAAACATTTATATTAATAGTAAGGCGACCACTAAATAGGGTCACCAAATACTACACCAACAATACCACATACCATTGCTATAAATCCAATGTTTGCAACAGTAAGAGAAGCAATACCCATACCAATGGCAACAGTAATCATACCACCAAATAGTGCAATAGCTCCAATAACAAACGCAACTCTACGTATCTTATTCATATCTTATATCTTTAGTAATTAATAATCAATAGCAATATGTTTAAGGTCATTTGGTCTTGACGGGGGTATTGGAATTGGTTTGGAGTAGGGGGCGGTGAGTGGTAGGAGCTTCGTCTCCGAAAAAATATACTCACGAAAAATATATTTCTCTTGGGAGTAGCACTTCCTATACTATTAGATATTCTAATTCTAAGTTTATCTTTAATAGTATTCTTATTATTAATACTATTAGATGTTCTATCTCTATTAATCTAAGTATTACCTATAACACTTATAGTTCACCTCGATAAAAATATACTCACGAAAAATATTATTTTGTGGAGTAGAATCAACAGTAGTATTTCTAATTCTCTTTCTTCTAATAGTTCCAACAGTAGTCCTGACAGTATTTTTAAGTCTCTACACATCATTAGTCCCAGTCTTAATCCTAAGTTCATTATAAGTCTTACTTCTAAGTCCCTACACATTAGTATTTCCTAATCCTTTCTTTCTAATGTTTCCTTTATGTCTTTTATTTCCTATTCGTTGTTTATTGTTGTTAGTAGTCCAAAGTCTATTTTCAATAGACTTAGTCCTATTAGTCTAATCAATTCCTTTAAGTCCTTAATTGGTCTTACTTATATTATATAGTATTAGTTGTCTACCGGGTCTTATTGTGTAAGCCCTTTCTCCTCTTCTATCGAAGAGTTTGAAGATTTAGCATCAGGATTGTAAAAATAGAATGGTAAGATTTAGTCTATATTTTGGTTAAGTATTAGATTTGTATTAGAGTGTACTAATGTGAACTAGTGTGAACTAGTGTGAATGGATGTGAATTATACAGCGAATACAATTCTAAAGGTTTTTTAACGAGTTAGATATTGATAGTACGAATATTATTCGTATACTTGTACTATTAATGACTGGTGCTTATATTACTCTTAGTAATGCTAGTCAACTTAATTAATAGTATTAACAATCTAATTAAAGTAATCATGTTACACTTAGAGAACAAAACTAAAGGAGAAACTTTCCTAGTTCCTCAACACATTGCAGAAATTGATTTCCAATATGTTTCTGATAGAGTTAAGAATATTAATCCTTTCAAACATTTTGGTATTGTTGCTATTGTTCAGACTGCCAAACTTCGTGAGATTATTAATCCTGACTTGAAAGGTACTGGTAATACTAAGTTCATATTAGTTAAAGCTAATTACGGTGACGATGTTAAAGAGATAGATAGAGCTTTTCTTAATCGTTTCTTATATGTTGCTCCGTCTGACGTATTTACTGGTATAGATTGCAATCCTCGTAGTAATGAACTTACTCCTTATAATCTTGCTGAATTTATTCGTAGCGACCAAGATTTAAATCTTAGTATTGCTCGTGGCGAGATATTCCGTAAAGTTGGGAGTGGTTCAGTTATTAGTCTACTTGGTAATGATGTTACTCCTGCTACCGTTGAAAAAAAAGGAGATAATGGTAAGTTGATTACTACTATTGCCGAAACAGTAGTTTGTATTGGTTATAAGATTGTTCGTCTTTCTGATATTCAAGGTCAGAATACTATCGAAGGTCTTCCTGTTAGTGGTAAACCGCAGAAATTTATAGTAGCTACTAATTTACTAAATATATAAACTAGATGCCTTCTATTGATTTAAAAGAGAAAAAGGAGTTATTAGTAACTCGTCCTGATATTATTGGTTTATTAGGTGTTACACCTCTTGAAGCTGAAATAATAGATGATATTATAGATAATATCGAAGACCAAATTATTGATAGAATTAAAAGTCTACAACGAGTTTCAATTCCTTTTATTGGTGGATTTATTGTTAATGAAGCCAAGTTAGATGCAATAGAACATCATCCTGTAATGAAGGCTAAAAGGCAAGAACTTACTAATGAAGAATATTGGAAATTTAAAAAGAGCTTAGTTGCTACTCGAATGGCTCAACGTAGTAAATTTAGAAGTAGAACTTCGATAATATCTCGAACTGTTAGACTTAATCGTAAGTTAGCTGTAAGAAAACTTAGAGAGTTTAATCAAGATGAAAGGTCTTTTAAATTATATATGTATTTCTTTAGTAAGATGAAGCCAGTTAATGATTCTGATTACTATATTGAACTAAGAAACAATAAAGGTTATGATTACGAAGATTGCCCCTTTGGATTTAACAGGTATGATTAGCGTTGACGAGCAAGGTTATCCCTTTGCTCCTAACGTTTATCAGATACAGGATAAAGATATAAGAGAGTTATATCTTCGTGATACTAGTGAGGATAAACTTCGGTATCTTAAAGAAGCCGGAGTTATTTTTTATCTAGCCGACCCTAAATCTCCGCCTAATCAAATGGGATATAGTCGTTCAGAAGCTTTAGCATCTGCTAGAGCTAATTACGCTCTTCCTAATGATTGGCAACCTGATGCTCTTATTCTTCGTCTTATTGATAGATACCATGAAGATAAGATGGGTGTAGCAGGTGAAGCTCTTGAAACTATTCTTAGAGCAGTTCATAATAGTTCTCGTGCAGCTAATATAATTAGTGAACAACTTACTAACAAACTTAATGCTGGTCTACAAGCAGAAGATACTTTACCAGTTATTGATTTGATAACTAAGTTAAATGGTATTATTAATATCATTCCTAATCAGATTAAATCTTTAGGTGAAGCTAAACAAGCTGCTGCTCTTGAAATAGAACAGAAGAAAGCTCGTGGCGGTAAAGTAGTTACTAGTTCTATGTCTGCTAAAGATGCTAGTGATTTGGAAGCTCAAGCAGAAG